CTAAAGGTCATATTCAATAGTGAATTGGTCTCGGAACTTCCGATAGCGAACGAGCACGAAAAGAACCTTATCACGATTACGGCGATGAGGATGATTGACACGCTGTTCGCAACCACGAAGGAAGGAGGCAACGATGCAAACGAATAACAAACTGCGCGAGGCGCTAATTAACATCGCCGCAAGTGTCAGAGACGAGTCCGAGGACACTGAACTTCCCTGCGTGGCATACGGAATAGCTCGACGCGTTAGGAGAATGGCGGAAGCCGCCCTCGCCGCTCCTGAGCGGAACTGCGACAAGGGGACTGCCGACGAACAATTAGAGCGATTCATCAAGAAGTGGGAGAGTGTTGGATATGGCGAGATTGACGAAAGAAGCATCCACATGATGAGCATTTTCTCGCGATGGGCGCAACTTAGATACGGAAGCGAGGTATCCGATGAAAGCAAATAACGATGCTAAACTGCGAGAGGCGCTGGACAGGCTCGCCGTTGCGTCCGAGATCTTTCTCAGGACGCACAGCAGTCAATCCTATGCGGACACGATGGAGGCACTTGACAAGGCCCGCGCCGCCCTTGCCGATACTTCAAACCAAAAACACAGGAGAACTAACAATGACTGACACACAAAAGACACACGCGGAGATAATCGCAGACATGCGATACAAAATGGGAGTAACCTGTCCATGGCAGGTCAATGGCGGCACTTGTGAACTATGTCCGCTTGGGCACAGTCCACACGGAAGAGACCTAGGGAAATATTGTTCATTCCACAAACTTGCTAATGAACTCGACGCGGCGCACAAGCGCGAGATCGACGAAGCCGAGCGCCGGGCTAACCATGCGGCGATGAAAAATGTCTGCGAGACGCTTGCAAAAGTCGGGCCGCTGTACGATGCGGAGTCGATTGGCGACGCGGCGAAGTTGCGCGAGGCGCTGGAATACATGTTCATACTAATTGACGGACGGCATCTTGTATTAGAGTGCGAAACAACAGAAGAGATTTCTGGTGTTCAGGGTAAATTGGCAGAAGCCCGTGCCGCCCTCGAAGCACCTGCGAGGAACTGCGACATGGGGACGGCGGAGGAACAAGCCGAAAGACATTATGCGTGGTGTCGTAAACACAGCATTGATGGAGACAACAAGGTGAACTGCGCCCACCCAGACATGAGTTGTGACTTATGCACCCTTCGCTGGGCGCAGATGCCCTACGAGGAAGGAGGCAACGATGGCAAGTAACAACGCGAAACTGCGAGAGGCGCTGGTGCTGGCATTGTCCCTACTGGACTTGGAGGAGGGTGTTCCGTGCAAGACGGTAAGCCAAAAAGACCTGGACTTCATGAAGGACGCCCTTGCCGCGCCGCCCCGCAACTGCGACGTGTATACCGCAGACGAACTAAAGGTCATATTCAATAGTGAATTGGTATCGGAACTTCCGATAGCGAACGAGCACGAAAAGAACCTTATCACGATTACGGCGATGAGGATGATTGACACGCTGTTCGCAACCACGAAGGAAGGAGGAAACGATGAAAACGAATAACACACTGCGCGAGGCGCTGGACTTGGTTGACGAGGGATTTACAGAAGGATGCCTCGACGCTCCTGGCGATTGTCCGACGAAGCATGACCTACACAGAGTAAGTGTGATTAGGGAGAAGGTCAAGTCCGCCCTTGCCGAGCCTGTCAAGAACTGCGAGGTGGGGACGGCGGAGGAACAGGGGAAACGCTTTACCGAGTTCTGCTATAAAAACCGAAATATGGAGCGATGCTGTGGCGACTGCCCCGCATTTAACAGGGGAGGTTTCGCAGAGTGCGAGCTTGTATGGGCGCAGATGCCATATGAGGAAGGAGGAGACAAATGAGGGATAACTGGATTATGAGAGCGTTTGAACTGCTTGATACGATGGACAGCATCCACGGCACGATCAGGATCAAGCCAATGAACACGCGGACGCGGAAGACCGTGTGGAAGGAGCGTCGGCGCAGGGCGAACCTGCCGCGCTTGATCAAAAGGAGAGGAGGCGCGAAGTGATAGGCGTCATAGTATTGGGAATCGTCTTCGGGACGATCCTGCATTGCGAGTTAACCGATCCGAACTCACGGATTCGATGCCGCTTGTGGTGCAGGAAGCACGGACTCAAGCTCAAGGAGCGACCTGGTCCCGAGTGCGCAACGTTCTGGTCGGGCGAGGACGAGCTTGGCAACGAGTACGGGCCCGGCGAGGACGGCGAGCCAGTGAAGATAAGGGAAGGAGAGGCGAAGTGAAGCAAGCAACGGCCAAACTATACATCAGGTTCGGGGAACTCCCGAAAGACGGGAAAAGCCGCGTACATATATCGGGCGAACCGTGCGTCGAAGAAGCTGGCGTATCCGTCTACAGGGCCATAGAAGCAAACGGGGTGTACTACCCAGAGTTGCCGGAGGAATCTAATGCCGCGGGGGTATCTGACTATTTCCGCTATCTGATGGAGTCGGACTCCTCGGTCTACCTCGTAACGGGCGATTTGCTGTGGCTTGAGGGGCACGACAGAGAGCCGTTGCTGGCGAACCCGGTGGTGATAGCAGACCTTACGCATTTCTATCGCCAAACCAACAAGGAAGGAGGAACGAAGTGAGCTTCATCGTCAAGTACACGACCGACTCGCTCGGCTTCGTCCCAAGACTGTGGCAGATATGGCACGACAAGAAGCGCGGAACGCTCCGTTGCATCCGCGTGGAACGCATGGGTAATAGGGCGACTATAACGGCGGAGGTTCTACCGAGAAACTGGAGGTGCAGATGAACTATCAAGTAGAATTCGACCAGGCCGAGAACACGAACATTGCTTTCGGCACGACCGCCGACTATGCTTACACCTTGTGGCTGGCGAAGAAGAAGCAGATAGCGGACTTGGAGTACGAGTGCGACATTCTAGTGGACAAGTACCACGACGAGATGAAGAGGGCGCGGATCCCGGCGCATCTTAGAGGGACGTTCATCGAAGACCTGTTCGCCAAGGACAAGAAGAGAAGCGGATTTGCGAGGGATTTCTTCTTGAAGCAGAGTTTTTCCGAGAAGTTCGTCAAGAAGCACAAGCCGGAGTTCTCCAAACTGTCGTGGTTTGGATATGGCAGGACGTCGGCGCTCATAGACTTGGACATTGGGCACTATCTGTATACGATAGAGATTCCGGTACCTGAGAACATCGAGAAGAAGGACGACAAGGAGCGGCTTGTCGGCGATGTCAAGTTCCGCGTAGACAGGATTCACAAGTCCAAGCTCAATGAGTTCGTGAAGGAGATGGAGTCGGTCCAGATGCCGACCTACGACTGGAAGGCGTGCTTTGAGGCGATAGAGCAGAAGGAGTCGCGCCATGACTAAGCCGCTAATCGCCCTTCCCTGCACCGCGCAGGAGCTGGAGAACGCGCTACACGCAGTCTGCGACCACGGGCTGTGGGACGGGAGGATCAAGGTATACCTCGTCAACGGCAACAGCGGAACGCAGACGGAGATATGTTTGGAGACTGAAACGAAAGGAGAAACCTATGGCATACCCAATTAAGACATACGCAAACATATTCGACACAACATACGGAATGGGGATGGGGCATTCTCTTCCCAAAGGTAGTTTCGGACATCTCATAATTCGAGACAGCAATACGGTAGGAAAAGACTACCTTCTCGTAGGATGCAACGATAACGATTCCAGTGACCTTGATCGCACGATACGCCTAAACAAGAAGCAGGTCAAACAGGTCATTCGCGCATGCGAAAAGTTCTTGAAGAGAATAGGAGAAACCAAATGAAGCCAACCATCAACCTTACCATCAAGGGCAAGTGGTTCAACAAGATTGCCTGGGGCGACAAGCGGGAAGAGTACCGCGACTGCGAGAACAAACAAGTCCAGCGCGAATACCTCGCGGCAACTAATGGTGGTGCAGAATACTTCAGAACGCCGCACGTCGCCGTGTTCCGCAACGGCTATACGATGGAGAGCCGCGCGATGGCCGTGGAGGTCGTTGGCTACGACCTTCGAGGGCGCGGAAGCGTGAGGCACCCGGAGTGGGGCGAGCCGACATGTCGACGACTGCACCTAGTCGTGAAACTGGGCAGAGTGTTGCGGGTCAGCAGATACGCCTCGCTCAAAGAGTGGCTTGAAAATCAAACGCCTCAGACCATTTCCGGCAACGACGCCGAAAAGTAAAAACAAACAAGGAGAAAACAAAATGCCAGAGTACAAACAATACATCCGCTGTCATATCGTCAAGGCTTGCCCGATGACGCGCGGCGAATATGACAAGGCTCACGGCAGGTCAACACCTCGGTTTGATAACCCTGCCGAAGCGGGCTACTGCGTGTCATATCCTTACGGATACGAGGTGTGGTTCCAAAAGACGCAGTTTGAAGTTTCGAGCCGTCCCGTTGACAACATGACCTTCGGACAGGCAATCGAGGCCATGAAGCAGGGCAAGAAGGTCGCTCGCAAAGGATGGAACGGCATGTACCTTTGGCTCCTTCCCGCAACCGAAGTCAAGAAAGAGTGGTGTCACGATCCTCGTCTCATCGAGGCGATGGGCAAGAGGGAGACCCTTCCTTGTCTCGGTAGCGTTCGCATGTTTACCGCGACGAAGGAAGTTCTCACGGGCTGGCTCGCGTCGCAGACCGACATGCTGTCTGAAGACTGGTGCATCGTCGAGTAACCAACCACAGTGGCGGCTGGTTCGCGCCAGTCGCCACGCAAAAACAGGAGTAGGCAAATGGCACACGTGTACAACGAATTTGAATGGCCGTTTGAGATCAGCGGCTTTGGTGGCGGCTACGAAGCGGCTTGCCGTAACATGACGAAGGCCGGAGTCGAGTGGCTTCGGGCGCACCCTGAGGAGCTCGCGAAATGGCGCAAAGCCAGAGACGAGTTCCACAAGGAGTTTGGCGATGACGAGTACTTCCCTCCCCACAGGCGACTGCCCACGGAGAAGGAATTTGAGGACGCCATTGTTAAGGTGTACGACGACTGCACTGGCGCGATGTTCGACGCGTCGAAAAGCCACGCGATTGCGATATTCGATATGGGCTGGAACGCCTATGTCGATAAAGTTCTGAGCGCAAGGGCAAAGAATTAGGGAGGGTGCAAGATGAGCGAACCAGATGTTTTAACGACTGTCGAGTGGTACAGGAGCGCGAAGCACCTGTATACCACGGCGACCCACGCGATGAAGGCGTACTACGTGTTTCAGAAGACACCCACGCCAGCCAACGAGAAGGAAATGCAGAGGCAGTTCAGACTGCTCCACAAGGCGCTGACGCGCCTCAACTACGGATATGACCCGCTGGAGAAAGGAGAGAAGAAATGAAAACCGCAATATCGTTTCTGATTGTGAATATACCGAGTCTTGCATTTCTCGGCGCATCCCTGTGGTGTCTCCATCACGACCACATCGGCTTCGCCGTCACGAACCTCGTGTTCGCGGTGTTCACCCATGCCTCCATCAAGAGCAAGTGAAGGAGGTGCGGAATGATAATAAACTACTGCATTTGCGACCGATGCAAAAAGCCAATGCCAGAAGGAACTGGTGCGCAGGTATTGAAAAGCACGGATGAAAAAGGAGCATATCCGCCCATGCACCTGTGCGACAAGTGCTTTGGCGAGGTGTTCACAGTGAGCGCCGACAAGATTATGAGCGAGCTGAAAGGAGAGAAGAAATGAGCGACCTAATCCAATGGCCCCGCGCTCAATATTGGGATTCCACTTTCAATCCCGTGATCGGGTGCAAGCCCTGCTCCACCGCGTGCGAGCATTGCTACGCGGCGGCATGGGCAAAGAGGTTCGGGCAGTCTTTCGAGCCGCACAAAACGAAGCAGAGGCCGCCGCGCAAGGGCGTAGTATTCTGCGGCAACATGACCGACCTGTTCGGGGAGTGGATGTATCCGTACTCAGGCAAGTTCATGGCCGAAAATCCATCAGACCTGATAGCGGCGTGCAAGAGTTCAGATGCCACCTATCTCTGGCTGACGAAGCGAGTTGAAAACATGGCGTTTGAACTTGCCGATGGAGCTTTCTCCAAGTTGGAAGAAGATAGATTTTCGGACCATCATCTCAGATTAGGCCGCCTAAACTTAAGCAACCACTACTTCGGCTTCACCGCCGAGAACCAGGAGTGGTACGACCGTCGAATAAAAGACTTTCGTGGCGGTATGCCTACTTGGGTTAACGGGTGGCTGTCCGCCGAGCCGCTTCTTGGTCCTATCGATTTGGGATTGCGGTACATCGCGCCGGAGGACGCTCCGTTTGAGTGGGTCGTCGTCGGTTGCGAGTCCGGCCCGAATCGCCGCCCATGCAAGATTGAATGGATCGAGAGCATTGTAGACCAATGCCGCGCAAGGGACATTCCCGTGTTCGTAAAACAGCTTGACATAAACGGCAAGTGCGAACGCGACATAACGAAGTTCCCGAAGCACCTTCAGATCAGGCAGGTGCCGTGGGCGAAGGAAGGAGAAACGAAATGATAAAGCCGCGACTCCAGATAATCCGTGGGCTCCCAGGTTCCGGCAAGACGACGCTCGCCATAAGCAAATACCCCCACCTAATGCGCGTCGAGACGGATATGTACTTCACGACTGGCGGCAAATACGACTTTACGATGGAGCGCAACAAGGATGCCGTCCACTGGTTCATCGCGATGGTCCAGTTCCTTTGCCGAGAGAGAATGGACTTCGTCGTGACAGGCGTTTTCGCCGCGCATACCGAGCGGCTGGACAAGGTTGTCAACATCGCCCTCATGTACGGCTACGATGTGTTCATCAAGACCCTCTACGACGACTTCGGCAATATCCACAATGTTCCCCAAGACCACCTCGACGCGATGCGCCGCGACTTCGCGTCGGAGCAGAAACTCCAAGAGCGGTACAGCGGGAAGAATGTCGCGTTCGGGCTCATGCCGTCGGAACTCAAGGTGGGAGGGAACGAGGAATGACCGCCGCCTACGACATCGAACGAGTCTCCGTTGCGTGCGAACAACTGCTGTCCGCAATCGACGCGGCCGAGAAGCATAAACTCGCGGACTGGTTGTCGCACAGGCTGACCGTTGTGCGTTCGGAGTGCAGGGGGCTCAAGGACGCAATCAAGGAACATGGCGACAAGGTAGAGACTGGAGGTCAACAGCAAGACTGATTGACGATTTCGGCATAAGGCGGTGAGAACACGATATAACAACCGCCCATGCTGACCCTCAACAAACTCATTGCGCCCGCTTACTACGAGGCGTGGAACGACATCAACTCTGGCAAGGTCACCGAGCCGTGGTTGATAGGCGGTCGTTATGCTGGCAAGTCTGCATTCGCGGCAACCATTTTGAGCGCGAGAACTGCCGCAAGGGGAATGGAAGATGTCCATTCGACTGTATTTCGCCGCCACCATGTAGACCTCGAAGACTCGGTCTTGAGCGAAATCAACATCGCCCTGTCGGAAGAGCGGCTTGACCTTGAAAGGCTGTTTTACATCAAGAAGAACCCGCTACGGGTAATCCGCAAGGACACAGGGCAGACAATCACCTTCCTCGGTCTTGACGACCCGCGCAAGCACAAGTCCAAGAAGCCGAAGTTTGGGCGAATGGGGCAGGTATGGTTCGAGGAGGCTGACGAGTTCTCCTGCTGGGATGACCTAGAGTCTGTCATCATCTCGATGCAACGCGCCTTCGGTGACTTCACGACCTTCGTCACCTACAACCCTCCGCGCTCTACGGCTAACTGGATAAACGTCGAGGCGGCGAAGCCATCCCCTGGCCGCAAGGTCTACCACTACGACTACCGCGACCTGCTGGAGATGGGGTGGATTCCCGACAAGGTGCTAGAGCGCATTGAGCACATCCGCAAGACAAACTACGAACTCTACCGCTATGTGTTTCTCGGGCAGGCCACAGGTACAGGCGGAGAGATATTCCGCAACCTCACCGCGAAGAAGATTACTGACGCGGAGATCGCCTCGTTCAAGGACAAGCGGTACGGAATGGACTTCGGCATCATCAACGACCCGACAGTGCTGGAGGGGACCTACTACGATTCCGACAGGGACACCCTCTACTTCTTCGACGAGGCGGTGCTTGAGCATCCCTACTTCGACGATGTTCACAAGATGCTCGTCCGCAAGGGCCTCGACAAGACCGAGATAATAGCCGATACCGCCCCTGCTGGGTGGCTCCAGAACATCAACAAGCTCGGTGCGAAGCTGAAAGGTTGCTACAAGGGCGACAACTGGCCCGAAATCGGGGTGAGCTGGGAGGCGGCGAGGACGCGCATAGTCATAGACCCCGAGCGCTGTCCGCTGGCATGGGAGGAGCACTCGCACTACGAATCAGACCACTACAAGGACGGCACGCTCAAGGAGAAGCTACCAGGACGGAACGACCACTCAATCGACGCAGGGCGCTACTCGCAGGAACACAACATCCGCGCCTCCGCGAGGAGCCAGTATATCGGAATCCCGAAGGCGATTGCGAGGAAGTTCCGCCAGTAGGTTGACTGTCTCGGCTGACTTCAGAAAGGAGCATTTGTCATGACATACTTTGCAATCGGGGAGTCAACTGGGGGAGCGGGAGAGAGGCGTCTTGGGCCTTTCGATACTCCAAAGGAGGCGGAAGACGCAGGAATGCGCGAAGCGCAAGACTCCAACGGCGCGTTCGTTTTCAGAGGCGTTGTCGACGAGGCGAATAACCAGGTGTTCACGGATTTCGCTCCAGTCTCGACTAACTCCGTCGTGAGGAACGCCGTCGCCGCGAACAGGCGGGTGGCGAAGAACGCCATGACAGTCGAGCAACAGCGCGAGTTCCAGAAGACCAAGTTGCCCAAGATAGAGGCGAATATCAGTGCGTTTGAGAAGGACTGCGAAAGCATACACAAGCAGGTGATGGCCGCTCTCAAGAAGGCAGACGGTATAGCGTCTACGGTATCACAGCTTGAGAAGAAGGCGGAGTCTCTGAAAGAGCCGTATCACGATGCGTTGATGGTGTCTGATTTTGACGAGGCGAAGTCCAAGGAGCTCTACAATAGGGTCAGGGAGGCGCACAAGAAGATAGTCGAATGCCGCGATATGTCGTCGCGCGTCGGCTACGACATCGTCAATTCCTTCCGAGTCTACTAACACCGCATCTCTTGCTTAAATGGCCGCACACGCCCCCATAGCCGCGCTATCCGCGCAATCGACAGGTCGCCCAGACGGACGGCCTCGCACGATTCTGCTCCAGCGCATTGTCGCGGAGGCGCAAAAGCACTTCCACAAGTCCGCAGTCGGGCTGATGAACGAAAACATCAACCCCCTGTGGAACATCGACGAGCGCCGCGCCCAGCAGATTTTCGACTTCGCTCGCTCGGGCAACTACGCATGGCTCCAGTATCTCTACAACGAGATTGAGGAGCGCGACCCCACCCTTCTCGTCTGCGTGACGCGCCGCACTTCCGCTCTTGCGGAACTCGACTGGCGCGTGGTGAGGGCTAACACGAAGCTCTACCGCAACGCCGACGAGAACATGGTGAAGGAGCAGATACAGTGCGTGGAGGAAGCAGTCTCGAAGATAGACAATCTTCCCGACGCGCTTGAGCATCTCGCTCTCTCCGCGTTTCGCGGCTACTCGATGATAGCCCCGATCCACGACTTGAGCGGCGACATAAAGCACTTCGACCTCATCGACAGTTGGAACCTGTGTTTTGACAAGGCGGGGCAGTCGTGGTACTTCAACCCTTCGGGCTCTGCGTTCTCGCTCCCTGCCAACATCGGGCTACCGAACGCGCCTATCCCTAAACAGCTTCAGTACATCCCGCCCGACCAAGTCTGCGTAGTGACGCGCAACAGGCCGATAGACTGGCCTGCGCTTATGATCTACCTGCGCTCCGCAGTAGGCGAGCGCGACTGGGGTCGTTTCCTTGAGACTTACGGACTGCCGCCTGTCATCATCACGATGCCCGAGTTCACCTCCAAGGAGGACGAGGACCTCTACGTTGCGGCGGCAGAGAGTGTGTTCGAGGGTCGTAGCGGCGTAGTGCCCTACGGCTCGCAGGTCAACTACGCAAGCGAGAGCCGAGGCACAAACCCCTTCACGGAGTTCATCGAACACCAGATGAAGCTCGTCGTGCTGATGTCCACAGGCGGTACCCTCGCCTCCCTCGCGGAGAGCGGGAGCGGCACGCTCGCCGGAGACGCACAGCAGGACGAATGGCTCCGCATCATTCGCGCCGACAAGCGCATTGTCTCGAACAGGCTCAACAAGCAGGTCTGCGAGCAGATTCTCGAAAAGAACTTCCCTGGCAAGCCGATACTGGCGGAGTTCCAGCTCGACAGCGACCCCCAGCCGACGGCGAAGGAGGTCGCGGAACTTGCTTCTACCCTTTCTTCGGCGGGATTCGAGATGGATGCGGACGAGCTTTCGCAGATTACGGGCTTCAAGATTCGCAAGAAACAGGAGGGCGGTATCGGCTTCAACGCGCAGACAGCCCCCGTTTCGACCCCTTCTTCGGTCGTAATCCCCGATGTCAGGGCCGAAATTCCGAAGAAAGATTCGCCTGGCACCCCTATCGTAGCCGAGAACGCGGGAAATTCCGCGCCTACGGGCGTTTCTGACGCAGGGAAGGTAAATATACCCCCTATGGGAGAAACGCCGCAGAAAGCCGCTACGCCGCCTGTACGCGACTTGCCTCCCGAGCCGTCACTTGCGGCGGCTGAGAAAGCGGACGCGGTGACCCCCGAAGCAGAAGAAATCGGAGAGCGTCTCGTCAAGTCGCTCCAGACGGACTTCAAGGGCGTGGCGGACGAGATAGCGAAGGTGCTGGCGCTTCCCGAGGACAAGAGGGCGGCGGCGGCTACGGAGCTTCTCGGTCGCATAGACACTCTCGTTCCCGACGACCCCGCTATGGCCGAGGTCATAGCCGAGCAGATGAAGGAGGCGTTCGCCCAGCAGTTGGCGAAACAGCCGGAGGGCGACGCGCCCGCCGCTAACAAGGCGATACCAAATTCGAAGAAGTGAAAGGAGACATCATTATGGCGAAGTTCAAGGTAGGCGACAGGTGCATACACACCGACATCATGGGTCACATGGACAAATGTATAGTCACGAAGGCAGACAAGCCAGGGCGTTATACCGTGGAGTTCTATCTCGGCGGAGAAAAGGAAGTGGCTGAAAGCTCCCTTCGGAAACTAACCAACGCCGTCCGCAATGGCTATGTTCCTCTACGCACTAAAAGCGGCGGTGTCGAGCGCGTCTACGACGGCGACAGGGTCATCTACAAAGGCAAGGAGTTTACTGCGGAGAAGCTCGGTAGCCCGAGTCTCGCACAAGGTATTCTCGTCGGAGACGACGGGGCGAAGGTTACGGTATCACTCAAGGACCCCGATCTGTTTGCGACTAACGCCGTCTGCGCCTGCAACTCGACGAACGCGATTGTCCGCAAGGCGATGAACGCGACTGCTCTCAACTACTCTCCCTACGCCAAGGGCGCGTGGATTCACGACGACAAGGGAAGGAACTACACTGTTGTCGAGGATGAGCACTGGGGGAAGGACGGCAAGGCCGTTCGTCTTGTGACTATCCGCGACGAACAGACGAAGCAGACGAAGGAAGTGCCCACGACAGAGCTCTCCTACCGCTTCCACATGGGCGAGGCAGAGTCTTGCAGGAAATGCGGGAACGCGGCCCTCAACTTCTCCCCAGGCGACAAGGTTTCTATAATCGATACGGATATTCGCTATGGCGGCGACAAGGGCGAAGTAGTCCGCAAAGACGGCTTCCGCTATGTCGTTCGTCTCACTTCGCGGCAGGACAAGCCCGAGGTCTACTTCCAGCCGAACCAGCTCAAGGCCGCGAACGCCGAGGACGCGCAGGGTCACGAACACGGCTCCGACGGCAAGTTTACGAGCAAGGGCGGCGGCTCTGACGGCGGCGACAGCTACGAAGACCCCAAGACGAAGCGCATGAAGGAGCGTCTTGCCAAGATGCGCGAGAAGAACGAGGCGTTACGCAAGGAGATCGACCAGCGCAAGGCCGCACTTGCTGGCAAGAAAGCGGAAACGGAAAAAATGCGTGAAGATGTCATGAAGGCGAATGTCGAGAAATGGAAAGCGGGATTGCCAAAGACCAAGAACACCATTGTCGAGAAAGCGATCAACGCCGTGGCTAAAAATGCCGACGAATATGTCATTCGCAAGGCATTCACTCCTGGCAAGTGGTTGCTTGAACGCAAGACGAAGTCGCTCGGTGACGCGGGCTCCGTCAAGGCATTCTCCTCGGAGGACGAAGCGCGGGCCTATGCGAAGAGCAAGGGACTGTCCGTCGTGAATGCTGTTGCGAAAAACGACAAGTGGATAGACGACTTCCATGTCATCGTCACTGGCGGCACGCCTGATAAGGAGCTTGTAGACGCGCTCAAGAAGAAAGCCGCCGCGTGGAAGGCCGCAAAGCGAAACTTCTCTGATACCGCCGCTGGAGCCGCCCACGACAAGGCAGAGTCTGACGCGATGGCTGTGGCAAAGCGACTTGGTGCAAGATGGGTACAGCAAGGCGCAGTCCTCAAGGTCATTATGCCGAACGCCGTTGCAAGGAACGACTGGGTCGCAGACCGAACTGGCGACTACACTTGGCGCGAGACTGCAAAAGAACGCGGAATCAAATCTGCTCTTCGAGCGGCTGGTGCGAGTTACGCGAACTATATTCCCGTAAACCGCGGGAGCGTAGAAAGGATGAACTACGACTCTCTTTCATGGGTTGTGAGGGCTGACGAGAGTGTAATCGACAAGGTAGCTCAGAAGATGAAACAGCTCGGCATGGAAGAAGTATCGAAGCCGACGTGGTATCAGTACGACGAGTTTACAGTTGTCGGGTACACGAAGATAAAGCCGATGCCGAAAAACGCCGTCGCTAAAAATTCCGTCTCTTCCGACAAGATCGACCAGGCCGACATAAAGATTCTGAGAGACGGAGGCATGAGCGAAACCGACATAGTCGAAGCTGTCAGATTGTGGCCGATGAAAGAGGCGAAGTGGGGTGGACTCAAGACGCTGGCCCAGTTTGTTTCAGGCTCGAAGGCGAAAGACCTGCTCATGCGTCACCACGAGTGGGCGCAGTCGGCATACGAGGTCAACTCCAGCGACACTTCCCTTATCGACAGGACGTTTGGAGTCACATCGACGAAGACTGGAAAAACGACAATCGGCTTCAAAGACCCAAAGACGAATCTTGAAGTCGTCGTGACGAAAGGTCCGATGTGGTGGATGATCAAACGGTCTGATGGGAAAAAGATGAAGTCTGTACAAAATCCAGCAGAGTGGGCTCGCAAGAAATTTGTGTGAGGTTGACCGAGACGGCAGATAGTAGAAAGAGGCATACCTATGAGCAAGCGGATATTTACCAACGCGACGAAGAACGCCGTCCTCCCCGATAGCGCGGAGGCCGGAAAGCCAATCGTCATTCAGCTCGCCCCTGCTGGCGAGTACCCGCAGTTCATCGACGATACCGACGAGAACGGAAACACGACCCAGAAGGAGGTCGTGCAGATTCTCGACGAGCAGGCGATGAACACCCTCGTCGCCAACTTCGAGAAGGCGAGGGGAGAGGCCGAGGCGCAGGGGCGCAAGTACGGCGTCCTCGTCGACGCGGACCACTCTTCCGAGACCTCTACCAACACCGCCGCGATGGGCTGGGTCACCAAGCTCTTCGTGGACCCCGAGAAGGGTCTGATGGCCGAAATCGAGCCGACCCCGCTCGGCGCGGAGAAGATTAACGGCAAGGTGTACCGCTTTGTGTCGGGCGCATGGACGCTCGACGACGCCAACAGGCCGCAGGAGCTCGTCTCCATCGGCCTTACAAACAAACCCAATTTACCTGTCGCTCCGATGATCAACGCGCAAGCGGCTAAGAAGGATGGGTCGGGAACCCCGCCTACGAAAGACGGCGAGGGCGTGACGGCTGGCACTCCGAGCGCAACCGCGAACGCAGACGAGAACAAGGGCGGAGGAAAGAACGCCGATACGCCTCCGGCTATCGAGGCAAACGCAAACAAAACGAAAGGACTTAACATGGACATTCGTGTCAAGCTGGGACTTCCAGCCGAGGCCACCGACGAAGAGGTTGAGCAGGCGCTCGACGCGCTCATCGCTGGGTGCCAGGGGCTTGAGGAAGTCAAGAACGCGCTCGGCTTCGAGCCCACCGCGTCCAACGAGGAGACGCTTGAAGCCCTCAACGCCTGCATCAATCAGTGCGGCGAGCTCCAGGCAAAGAACGAGGAAATCGAGAAGGAGAAGCTCGAAGGCGAGGCAGAGGAGTTTGTCTCCAAGAACGCCGACGTGATTCCCGAGGAGATGACCGAGGAAATCAAGAACGAGTTTGTCGAGGACAAGGAGAAGGCCGAAGTCACTGTCGCCAACTTCCGCAAGGTCCACGACCGCGCCGTTCTTAACGCGGCAAAGGCGGCTCAGAACGCCAAGCCGAAGGACGAGCCGAAGAAGCCCGTCATCAACTGGCGCGAGGCGAAGAAGCCTGTCGCGCTGAACTTCGAGGCGGCGCTTGCCGAGGCTGGCGGCGACCCCGAGAAGGAAAACGAGATCATCAAGAATATGTGCGCCAAGCACTAATCGCACAAGGAAAGGAACATAACTATGCCAGGATTCACTTCTTCTCTTACGTCGCCTGCTCTTCGCTTCGCGGCCAACGAGATCATCATGTCGCTCCGCAAGGAGATCACTCCCGTCACGCAGTTCACCACGAACTTCACGGCTGAGGCGGTCACCAAGGGCACGACTCTCCTCATTCCTATCATCTACGATACGGAAGCTGGCGAGTTCAACCGCGAGAGCAACAACTACCTCACCCCGAACGGCTCGCTGATGTACACGCCGATGAAGTTCGACACGCACATCAAGCACTCGTTCGGCTTCACCGCCAACGACTTCAACCTCGTGAACGGCACCTCGTTCTGGTCGAAGTCCGCGGAGGCATCCACCCGCGCCCTCTCGCGCAAGATCGCCAACACTGTGTTCGAGCTCATCAACGCCACGAACATTCCGACGAGCGGTCAGGACATGACGGAGATCACGGACAAGGACGGCAACGTCATCGGCAAGGAGGGCACTCCGCTCGAGTTCTCGTCTGCCAACGAGTATGTCGTCGGCTCCGACCCGTTCTCGAAGAGCACCGCCGCCATGCTCCGCGACGCCTGCGACAAGGCTGACATCGCGGCTGGCGACACCATCCTCGCCCTCAACCCCGTCAAGTTCGCCGAGCTCCTCGCGACGCTCGATGCCCAGCTCTACGGCGGTCCTGAGGCCATTCGCTCTGGCATCGTCCCGAACCTCTACGGCTACAAGGCCGTTGTCGAGGTCAACGAGATGCCTGGCGGCGTTGGCGGCAACCAGATTGGCGCGCTCATTCCCGCGACCTCTATGGCGATTGCCTCTCGTATCCTTCCTGTCCTCAACCCGAAGCTCTACGACGAAGTCGGTGTCACGACCGACGAGAAGAGCGGCCTTGCCGTTCAGCTCCGTCGCGCTGGCAACGTCTCCACGGATGACTCCGTCGCGACTGCCGAGGTGCTGTTCTCCGCGAAGCTCATCCAGCCCACGAAGATCGTGCGTCTCGTCAAAACGGCGACGCCCTCTCCGACTGGCGAGACTGGCTCCTCGGGTGAGACTGGCGAGACGGGCGAGACTGGCCCGACCGAAGGTCCTACTGGCGAGTAATCGCTGACAGGTAGCAAGGCTACTGGCTCGGGGTGGGGCTGACTCGCCCCGAGCCTAAGTTTTCAAAAGTAATTGAAAAGGAGGCATATCATGTACGAAGTAGGCGACAAGGTTATCTATCAGGGCGCGGACAAGAACGCATACAAGAAGGTCGGCGTCCTCAAGTCCATTGAAGAGAAGGACGGCAAGCCCCAGCTCACCGTAGAGTTCGAGGGCGGTGAGACTTTCACGGCTCCTGTCGACGACTGGTCGAAGGAGTTTACGAATGCCGTTAGGAACGGGGCATACGACACCCTCATCATCAAGAAGGTGCCGCAGTACGGCAACAAGTGGTGCATTTTCTCGGATGGTTCGTCGAACCGCCTCGTTCCGCGCGTGTTTGATTCGCCAGAATGGGCGAAGAAGTACATCAAGGAAGACCTGCCAGCGTGGGCCGACGCAAAGATTCGCGTCCGGAACTCCTGCGTCTCGACAAACAGCATCGTCCGCAACGCGATATCCCTTCTCAACCGCAAGGTTGTAAAGAACGACGCGTATTCCGACTACATGAGGTTCGTCAACAAATGGCGGGGCGTAGTCGCGGACATGGAGCGCAAGTTGCAGAGTTGCAAGCGCGAGGCACCTTCCGACGCAACCCTCGTCGTGTCTGGGCAGATCGACGACGCCATTAACGAAGTGCATACCGTGTCGCAGTGGCTCGAGAATACTCGATACCTCTCCCGAGAGGATTTCGAATTCTAATCGAAAGGAATGCGCCTTATGAGAATCAGCAACAGCACTGTCTCCAACGCGATGGCGGCGAACCGCAGAATGGCGAGGAACGGCGAGTCCGAACAGAGGGAGATCGTGGAGATGAACATAGACTCTCTCAAAAAAGATCTCGACAAGGTAGTGCGCGGCCTCGACGAGACCAAGCGCTGGATGGGCAAGTACGGAGACAACAGGATCGCCAGCATCGACAAGGCCAAAGGCGCTGTCGTGCAGGCCATCCAACAGCTCAAGTACTAATCTGACCGCCATGCCAAACTGGACAAAGCACTTCGACCACATCTACTGCTTCCACTACCTCCCCGACACGGAGAGGATGCCTGGATTCACGAACGAACTGCGCCGTGTCGGGATTCTCGACAGCGGCATCTTCTCGTTCGTCTACACGACGCCGGACCCGTGGGAAAAGAAGCTCATGGAGCTGTACCCGAACGTCGCAGGCCGCCACGCCTCCGCGCTCCAGTTCCTCAACCTGGGGCTCGCGTCCGCGAGAACGATCCGCGAGGCGCTGGGGCTCGGCTACGAGCGCGTGCTGTTCCTCGAGGACGACATCCGCTTCCTCAAGGACCTGGACGAGCTGGAGACGGCGCTTGCCGCGACGCCCGACGGCTACGACATCGTGCAGTACGACAAGTTCATGGGCTGGGATGTCACGCCCGAGTCTTACAAGGCATTGTGCGAGGCAGACGCAATCAACGACTTCTACTTTGACGCGAAGGGCAAGGAGCTGTCGAGCGGCGGGTGCTTCATGGCGACGAAGCGCGGCATGGAGAACATGCACAAGGCGTTCGTCGAATGGAGGCCTGCTCCTATGGACGGATTCCTCAACATGAACGGAAGCCGACACGCCGTTGCGCGGAAGAACCTTGCGGTGCAGATTGTCTACGGCGACGCGATGCTGTGGAACTATCTCCAGCGCGAAAAGGCGAACACGCACCACAAGGCGTATGCGCCTATGGCGCTCAAGTACGAGGACTACGCCGTTCCAGAGGGGTACGGCTACGCGGCGATGACCGCCACGGCATGATGTAGAGAGGAGCGATGTTATGGCAAAGTTCTATGCAGTCGGTTACACAAACGGCGGGGCCAACGAAAAGCGTCTTGGTCCGTTCGACAACATCAGCGACGCGTGGAAGTCTGGGCAGGTCGAACAGGGGTCAACGCGCAGATTCTCGTTTGCTGGCGTAGTGGACGAGAATGGGCAGTATGTGTCTTACAACTCTCGCACCTGCAAATCAAGCAATGAGGTCGTTCGTAAGGCGATGAACGGTTGTGCGGCAACTAACGCAAACGCGCCGATGTGGATAAACGACTACAAGAACCAGCTCAAGAGACGGCTTGCCGACCTCGACCTTGAAGCGACTCAAACTTTCGCTCTGCTTCGTGATTACGGAAAGACCGCGAGGGACAACGCAAAGGACGGAGCGAAGAACGACGAATGGCGGGAGCTCGAAAAGATCGGTTCTAAGTTCATTCCCGAACTCCGCAAGGCGGCTAACATCATACAGGGGCTGAAAAGGGAGGCGGACGCTCTTTAGAGCTTCTGCCACCAGTCCCCTTCCTCGAGTCTCTCCCCGCAGACGATACGCGCCATCTCAAGCGAGCTACCAAACGGCTCGTCTCTTGTGGCGCGGTTGTCCTTGAAATATCCGTCATCGGTCATTTCAGTGCGGAAGCGCAGTTCGACGCAGTAGTCGGGCCTCTCCCAAAACTCCTCCGTCTGCCTTTGGAACGACGGCGAGAGCTTTGACCCTTCGACGAGGCAGAACACTCCGTCCTTGTAGTACCCGAGCGCGTCTGCACCTCGGTGTCTGCATAGGTAGACCTCGTCTACTCTGCGTGTCGTCTTCACCTCGGCAATCCTGTCCGCCGTCCACATGGAAATTTCGTCCATCGCCGTGTCCTCCTTGCGGCTTTTATTATACCACAATCGAGGGGCGAAATCTGCGAAAGGCCAAAAACTTGCCAAAAAATTTTTTTGACTTTTTTTGACCTTGATTCTATTGGCTCAAACCGCTCTCGTATGGCAAAACTAGGCCAGTTTGACATTGATTTATGAATGTCAACCCCCGTCGTTTTTAGAAAAGCGACCTTGATTTCTCGGTATCAAACTGGTGTCGCCTTGCAAAACTGGCGAAAACCAAAAACCCGATTTCATATAATATTGTTGTAATTTAAGGCACACCATGCCTAGATTACATCGATCTTTGACAACCGAAACAACAACCAAAAACAAACAAGAAAGGAACACGACAATGAACAAGAGATACGACGCATACATCACAGACGAGGGAAAGGTACTCATCTACGAGAGGGGCGAGCTTGAGGAGTGCGGATTGCTCCCCGACGGCAAGCCTGTCTACGAAGGTGAGTCCGACAACGAAGATGAATGGCAGGAGTGGGTCGAGGCACACACGGACTGGCGCGACGACAAGCGTCTGCGCGTGTGTCGCAGGAGGGGAACCTACAACGCGGTCTACGCAAAGGACCTCGAAAAGAGGGCGCAGATGCTCTTCGACCGCTACCGTGAAGAAGGCGCTCGTCTCGGTTGGGGCGAGCTCTTCATCGACACTGGTTGGGAGGCATACACCTTCCGCGCCAGCGCCGACTGGAAGAACGAGCCCGTCCGCTATACCTTCGACCAGAGGCTGACGTGGAAGAACGCGCCCAAGGCCTACGACACGACCGAGGCATTGTGGGCGAGGGACAACTACGTCAGGCTCGTCGGAATGGCAGACGCGGCTCACGAACTGGGACTGGACATCGTATTCGACGAGGACTTCAAGGTCTATGTCGTGGGCCTCCACGCGATGTGGCAGGCCGAATACGAGTTCTGAAAGGAGGTACAACATGGAGAACAGAAAGCCAAGCGATAAGCTGATGCGCTACGTGCCGAAGAAGCTACGCCCGCACGTCATGGACGCGTACCACGACTGCGACGGCTACTGGGTCGAGTTCGATGACCTAGTCGACGTGAAGTACGATCCCTTCCAGACCTGCGCGACCATACACGAGGACACGATCAGCGAGGTGCGATACAGACTGGGCCAATGCGTCCTACTGCCAAGCGCCGAGCCGATCGCGTAGCGACAAGATAAACCCACGAGGGAGTCGGGGCGGAAACGCCTCGGCTCCTTTTTTTTGTGTTGACGCCCTCGGCTGACTGCGAAAGGAGAACACGACAATGAAATCATACGACATACTTGTGGAGACGATTGTCACCACCAAAAAAGGCACCTCGGTTGACCAGCGCACGATGGCCGCTGGGGAGTTCGAGAAATGGATGACGGAAAACGCCGCCGACTACGCAGACATGATCAAGCATTCGCTATCCTCTGGGGATGAGTGCTCAATCTGGGTCGACGGCAAAAAGGTGAAGATGAAGCGCGTTGAGAAGACAGACGGCAGTTGCGGCGTAGATGGACACCCCGACCCGACAGGAGAACCGCCGCCTAAGAAGCTGAAGATCGTCGTATACGCAATCTGCCACAACGAGGCGAAGTTCGTCAAGCGGTGGATGGATTCCATGAAGGAGGCCGACGAGGTAGTCGTTCTCGACACGGGCTCTACCGACGCGACTGTCTCCCTGCTCCGCTCCTACGGCGCGAAGGTCGAGACGAAGCGGTACGCCAAGTGGAGGACGGTTTCCGAGTACAAGAAGATAGTCGCCGACAAGAAGGAAACGCCGTGGAGGTTCGACTGGGCTCGCAACGACTCGATAGACCTCGCCAAGAGACTCGTCCCCGACGCGGACGTGCTTGTCTGCACCGACCTCGACGAGATACTGCTCCCAGGCTGGCGCGATAAACTGGAGAAGGCGTGGATCGGCTACGCGAATAAGAACGGCGACGCCCCGACCACCGCCCAGTACGAGTATGTATGGAACTTCAAGCCTGACGGCTCTGACGGCACGAAGTTCCTCTACGAGAAGGTACATACGCCGACACGGGGAAGGTGGACGCACCCCGTCCACGAAATACTCTCCTACAATGGGGCAAAGCGGATGGTGCGAGTCGACGGTATGCGTCTTGAGCACCACGCAGACCCGACGAAGTCTCGCGGACAGTATCTCAATATGCTCGAACTCTCGGTAGACGAATGCCCTTGGGATGACCGCAATATGCACTACCTCGGTCGGGAGTATATGTTCTACCGCAGGTGGGATGACTGTATCAAGACCCTCAAGCGCCACCTCGCCCTCCCGAGGGCGCAGTGGAGGGCAGAGCGAGCCGCCTCGATGCGCTTCATAGCGAAGTGCTACGGCGAGAAGAAAGACTCGCTCCGGCAGGAGATTTGGCTACGCAGGGCGATCATGGAGGAGCCGACGCAACGGGAAGCGGCATTGGAGCTCGCGGAGCTGATGTACACGCAGAGAGACTACCCCGCGCTCGTGAGGGCTTGCGAGGCGTGTCTTGCCGTCAAGGAGCGCAAGATGTCGTATCTTACGAAGGCAGAGTGCTGGGGCTTCCGTCCGTGGGACCTCTACTCCATCGGCCTGTGGTATACTGGCAAGCGCAAGGAGGCGATAGAGGCGAACATGGAGGCGATGTCCTTCGCTCCCAACGACAAGCGGCTCAAGGCGAACGACGAACTCATGCGTAAGTTGATGAAGGAGGGAACATGAAATCGACAAACAAAGTAATCGCGAACGCGGTAGCCGCTAATACTAAATCGGCTAAGAACTCCGCGACAATAGTCATCAAGCCGTCGCCGAGCGCAGACACGCGTTCCGCAGACCATGATGTGACTATCGAGGAGCTCAAGGCGTCTACGGAAATGCACATAGACGATGTGAGACGCGGCCTCGAATTTCTCGGCAGGCTCCTCAAGGAGCGCGGAGAACGCCACGACTGGACGAAGCTCCAGTACCTTCCGTCGTTCTTCAAGCAGTTCAGCGAAGCGCAGAAGACTGGTTGCTGGGGCAACGGCTGGTACGACCGCATACACTGCAAGCAGGAACGCCACCATGTCGAGGACGCGTGTCCGCAGGATGTGAACCTCTTGGACATTCTCGAACACATCGTGGACGGAGTAATGGCTGGCTTGGCCCGTTCGGGCGAGTACCGACAGGACGTGCTCGGTTCGGGCATTCTCGAACGCGCCTACGCGAACACGCAGAAGCTCATTCGTAACGCAGTGAGGGTGAGCGAGGATGGCAAATGACCGACGGTTTCCGAGTGCTGAAGTCGTGAAGGCGTGGATGAAGAACCACACCTGCACGCCGAAGGACGGAATACCAAGGTCATTCATTGACCCAGACGGCATAGAATGGGAGAACGAAAACGCAAGTGACAACGAGACGGCTGATTTGCTATAATTGATTTTGAGCTGGTTAAGAAGTCGTGTTCTCCGCCAGCTCTGCCTCCCAAGATAGACGGATAGTCAACTCTTGGGGGGCCTTTTTATGCCGTCCGCGAATTGTGTACCCCCATTGTACCCTTGTGGGTAGTGCTTCGGGGTATTACAGGGGCTCACGAAGTATCACCCCTAAAGACCGTAGTTTGCCGAACTGCTTGATTTACTGGGGAAAGTTTGGTGGCCAAGGCCGGGATCGAACCGGCGACACACGGATTTTCAGTCCGTCCACAAGTGCCTATTTTATTGGCGTTTTTCAACGAGGCGAATTTTCTGTACCCCTGTTGTACCCTTGTGTCCCTCTTTTCGCCCTTTGACAAGTATGATATGATATGGGCTGTCGTACAGCAAGTATCGGGAGGTATCAAACTACCTATGAAAAGGAAGAAAGGCGAGGGGCGGTTATTCGTCCGAGGCGACCGATGGTATATGCGCTGGAGAGCCAACGGCAGGGAGTGCACCCGATGCACGAAAGTTTCGGTATCCGAGCCCAACTCTAGGGAAAAGGCAGAGCGCGTTCTCGCGGAGGCGACGGAGATACTGCGTCTGCGCGACAAGTCCTCGCGTCTCGAAGTCGTAAAGAGGATGCTTGAAACTACCGAGGAGGAGATAAGGGACAGGATTGCTGGCATAAGGAGGGACGCGACTCTTGACGACCTCGACAGGATGTTCCTTGAATCGTCGTACCGCGTGGATTGCTCCGACGAGCAGATGGAAGCATACAGGCGGTATATCGGCGCTCTGCGGCGTTCGCTTGGAGGAAGGGTTCTCATAGGGGACATAGACGCAAATGTCGCAGAGCGGTTCTCTCGCGGCTTCTCGCGGGAGATAAGCCCCAATACCTACAACAAGTACCTGAACGGGCTGTCGCTTGTGTGGCGCGCGGTGCTTCCTCTCGTCGGATCGACTTTCAATCCGTGGGACGCCCTTCCGCGCAAGAAACTCGACACGGCAGTTAGGCGAGGGCTCACCGACGAGGAGATAGAGCGCGTGTTCAAGACCGCTACTGGCGAGATGAAGACGCTGTTCGCCATAGGGCTGTATACTGGACTACGCCTCGGCGACGCAGTTCGTCTCTCTTGGGAGAATGTAAGGAACGGCGCGGTATACGCAAGGACAGGCAAGACGGGCGCGAATGTAGCAGTCCCCTTGCACCCTCGTCTTGCAGAGGCAATCGGGGAGCGAGGAGACAGGACTGGGCCGCTGTGCCCCGACTTGTTGCACGCCTACACGCGATATGGGAGGAGTTCTATCGCGCAGAGGTTCACGCGCCTTTTCAAGAAGTGCGGGATAGTGACCTCTGAGAAGGCGGCGAGAGGCAAGCAGGCTCGTCCCGTCTGCGGATTCCACTCCCTGCGCCACACCTTCGTAAGCAGGTGCGCGTCGGCTGGCATAGACCGCTACATAGTGCAGGCGCTCGTAGGCCATGCTTCCGCGCGGATGACCGCCCACTACACACATCTGAAAGACACCGACTTCCTCGCCGCGTTTTCTAAGATGGCGTAAAAAATATTTTTTCGGCGTAGACCCGAAAACCGCGTTTGAGCCTTTGTTTATGGGGCTCTCACGCGGTTAAATTTTTTTTGGCAGACCCCGTTTATTTCTTCGAAAAGATTTCTTATAATATTGTAGGTGGGAGTACAATGGTACACCCACCGCAAAAGAACAGGCAACAAAAAAACAGGAGGACACGACATGGGAAATCCGAACAAGAAGAATGTCTGCTGCATCTGCGGCAGGAAGTTTGACGGCTGGGGCAACAACCCGTGGCCTATCGCCGAAAAGGGCGAGTGCTGTCAGGAGTGCAACTTCAAGCACGTCATTCCGGCGCGCATCGCCCTTCTCCGTGCGGAGCGCGAGGAAACCACCTACGCCAACGACGAGGACTGATTTCACACCAAAAAGGAGAACACGAAAATGAGAACAATAACAAGTGCAGACAACCAACGTGCGGAGCTCGTGCTCTGCCACACTAACGACAAAGGGACAGGAAGTGCCGTCAAGTTCGCGGTAGTTCCGGCATCGTGCTACGAGACAGGAGGATTGAAGGTTACCTTCGCTCATCAAAGTGGAAAGACGATAGATTGGAAAAACACTTCTATCGAGACTCTGATGGAGTTTGAAGATGTGGCGAAGTTGCTTGAGGTCTTGCGCGGCGAGACGGAAAGCATCAACAATAATCTTGGGCTTCGGTTTGAGAGGATGGCCAAAGGTTTTAGCAGTTATCTCTCGGTCCCTTGTAAGCTGTATTTCAAACATATACTTGAGCCCGACAGCGGTTATCGCTTCAATGTTCACGAGTGCGATAACGGAATTGACGAGGGCCTCAATTGGACTATAATCCTCACTAACGCCGAGGCGATGGGACTGGCTATCGCCCTCGAAAACTCCATGTCTGCAATCGCATTTGGACTCTGGAGGTGGTGACCATGAGCAAGACATATCTCTTGAAGCTCTCAGCGAAGGGGGCGAGGATCGGCGGCGACATCACCCGCGAGGAGTTCGACAAACGCCGCTCGCTTCAGCAGTTGCAGAAGGCGGTCGGCGGCTACCTTGAGTGCGCCCCGCTTCGTAGAATGCCACGCGAGTTCATGGATGTGGACTGCTTCGTGGACGAGGAGGGGCTTCTCAAGGACGGGGCTTGCCTCAACATCGTCGTCTCCCGTCTCTGCGGTGGCACATTCATCGTCGGCAACGCGGTGTTCGCTCTCCACAACGAAGAGGGCGAGACTCTCGGGCTCATGAAGGAACAATGCGACAGGCTGTCCGAGTTCCTCAAGTCGCATGGCGCGAGGGAGGAGGTGTCGGCATGAACAGGACGATGATATGGTTCGGTCGATACGAGGGCTGGCTTCGCTACTTGGCGAAAGGCGTGAAGTACCGAGACGCGGAGTGCATTCGGAAGAGCGCCGCTCTCTTCGACTTGATGCTCCCCGACCACTGCGTAGTGGTTCCCATGCCGAGCCACATGGGATTGTCGGGCGCGATGCTTGACGTTGCGAACGCCTTGCCGCAGGGCAAGCGGTTCATCATGGACGCGCTTGAATGCGAGCCGCACGAATCCTCGCAGTCGCAGAAGAAGGCTGGGTTTGCCCCTGCGCCCTTCCGCATGAAGTTCGACCCTACGGCGCTTGAGAAGTGTCCGCAGGAGGACCTCAGGGGAGGCATCTACGTCATCGACAATGTGCTCTGCACGGGGGTGACCGCTACTGCGGCGATAAAGGCGATACAGGACTGCTCGGGTCTCGACGCGAAGGTCGTGACACTTGCCTACGCGACATGGAGGTGAGGCGATGAACACCTCAACAATATAAAAAGGGAAATAGTGAAATGAAAACCAAATACCAAAAAATCAAACAGGCGAAACTAAAGCTGGAATGCCAGCTCTACGCTATGGAGCGCGACAAGAAAAAGCGGGAGAGGGAGCTGGAGAAATATGTAAGGCGGCATAGATCGCTGAGGTATGATGGGCTGGGAACTTCCGATATAAATAAACTGAGCAAGATATACGCATACTTCGACGCGCTGTATCCCATCCAATGGCAGGGCGGCCTGCGTTGCGACAATCGAGGCATGAGACTTTTCTACTGGCTTGATGACGACCCCGACTACTTGATACTTCACCTTACAAGCACGTCCGAGAACATCTGCTTCAGCGGTTCGACGAGTTGGCTTGTAAAGGCGGAGACATTGGCGGACAAGGTGGATGTGCTGGCGAAAGTCAAGAAGGATATACAGAAGATTATCAACGGCAAATCAATGAAAGCGAGGCAATGATATGGCTCATACGATGGTTAAGCAATACTTGGCGCTGAAGCGCGAAGCTCCCGTGGGAAGCGTCCTTCTCTGCCGAGTAGGGGATTTCTACGGCATATTCGGCAAGGAGAACGTAGACGACATTCGGAAAATCCTGTCGATACCAGACTCGTTGCAGGACAAGGCGTTTCTGCCGATACAAAACTTCGACACATACCTCGCCAAGTTCATACGCAACGGCAAGACGGTCGCGCTGGCCGACTATGCGGAGAACACAGCCAGAGGGAAATTGACGCGCCGCGCGATAACGAGGGTTATCGAGCCAGGAACTTGAAAACAATACACAACACACAAAGGAGGACACGACAATGCAAGTCACGAAGGAAATGCAGGAAATGATGGAGCGGACGATGGAGCAGTACTTCGCCGCCTACTGGCAGAAGCACGCCACGCCCGAGCAGGAGGCGAAGCGCGTCAAGGAGGGCAAGACCTTCAAGGGCGCATACGAGTTCTGCAAGTCCGTCGCGGAGAAGTACAGGGGCAAGGCGAACGGCGGCGCTGGTTGCGTCGCTATGCCCGACGACCTCGCCTACTGGATTCTGATGGAATACATGGAGCATGAGGAGGAAGGCGCGAAGTACAAGACGCCGGACGAGATCGAGGCAGAGGCCAAGCGCCAGAAGGAAGACGCCGAGCGCAAGCGCAAGGAGGCCGAGGCGAAGGCGAAGAAACTCAGCGACGGCTCGCTCTTCAAGGTTTCTGCGGACGACATACAAGCGGCAGAGCTTGCGGCGCAGAAGGCGAAGGAACAGGAGAAGGCGGTCAAGAAGGCAATCGCCGCTGAAAAGGCGAAGGCCGAGGCGGTCGCAAAGAAACTTGAAGCGGCGCAGATGTCGCTGTTCTGACCGAAAGGAGTCGTCATGACGAGCAAGGAACGACAGAGGGCGATAGACGCGTTCAACGCGGAAGAGTTCCATAGCCACAATACCTGCTTCTACGGATGGATCAAGCCGAGGGCGAACGGCGAGTTCACGCTCACCATCTATGCCGTTAACAAGACATTGTCCTACGGCTACCGCGTCACCGAGGTCAACAGGTCTTGGAGCGACAGGAACTACTATGTCTGCAAAAACGTGTGGCGCTCCATGTGGGGCGGCATACAGGTCGAGTTCGACGAACAGGTCCACAGGGCATCGCAGGAGTACGGCTGGTACAACGACAAGTGGGGGCGGAAGGTCCGCTGGTCTGCCAGCGGTACCTTCTGGTACGCGCCGTGGGTCAGCTACATGAACCTCGACGCGCTCGACGAGACGAAGTACAAATACTGCGGCTTCAAGTTCTACGAGGGGCAAATGTCCCTTACCGAGTATTGTTCCCTGTGGAACAGGCACAAGGGCATAGAGCTGTTGAGCAAGGCGGGGCTGTCGCGTTTCGTCAAGGAACACCTCGTGTCTCGCCTCGAGCGCGACAAGCCGTTTGCCACTTTCGTCCGTACCCACGCGAAGGACATCGTGGAGGGCGGCAGGTGCGGAAGCGGTTACCGTCCGCAGACCGTGGTCCGCGCCTTCAAGAACGGCTGGTCGCTTGAGAAGGCGTATGAGATGGAGCGTGCGCGGTATTCTCTCAACCGAGCGCCAAAGGGGATAGACCGCGTGAAACTGCTGGAATACCTCGACAAGAACGACATCGACGTGTACGACTACTACGGCTACTGCGAAGATGTGAAGCGAGCGAAGGAGGACATACTCGCCTTCGGCGTGACATTCCCGAGGGACTTCCATGAGGCGAGAGTCAAGATGCAGAAGCGCATACAGATTGCGGAGGCAAGGAAGGACAAGGAGCGCATCGCCGCCCTCAAGCGTCTTGCCAAGAGGGTGAACGAACTCCTTGCGAAGATGTCGGCGCGTCTCGCCTGCCGTGTCGGAGAGTTTACAGCCGTGTTCCCGACGACGAGAGCCGACTTCCGAAACGAGGGCAACCGCATGAGGAACTGCATAGGCGGCTACTTCGAGCGGTGCGCCGACGGTCAGGCGGTCTGCTTCTTCGTTAACAGGAACGGGAAGCGCGTCGCGGATGTCGAGTCTAGCACTTCGGGCAAGGTACTCCAGTGCCGCGCCAAGTTCAACGGCGACACCGACGCAGAGACGAAAGACTATGCAAGGTTCGTCGCGAAGAAGGTCGCGGACGCAATTAGGAGGGACAAGAGAAAGGCGGCATAGCAGACAAGGCGAAAGAATGCCGGAAATCGTGGCGGTGGCTTTTCGGAGTCGCCGCCATTTTTTTTGTCTGCTTTGATTCTGTATTGTTTCTGTATTGATTTTGTATTGATTCTGTACTGGGGTCTGTATTGATTTTGTATTGCCATAAAAATAAAAATAAAAATAGAAATAAAAATAGAAATATATAATCTCTCTAAAGAGAGATATAATGCTGGGTTTGGCAACCCAGCGCAATCTCCTCTTCTTCGTTTTTGCCCTTCTCGATGTCGGTATTGCGTGGCTTGTCTGCAAGGTTTCCTCGTAGAATCGCGTACAAGGCGGCGTAAAGGCGTTCTGCGCCATTTTCTTTGTTCGACAGTATGATTTATCCTCTCTCGGCTCAAATGCCTTATACGCCAAATTTGCGCGGGTTGTCAAAAACGCCTATTGCAGAGGGAGAGCATACTATGGCATGGAGAAAACCAGAGACGAGGGACTTGACCGCGAAGTTGAACCAGCGCGAGGTCACGGCGTTCAAGCAACACCCCGACTTCGTGACGATGGCTGACCCTGCGTCCGACATTCTCGAGCAGACGGCAGAGATGGTTCGCGGCTACTGCCGTACCAACAAGCAAGTGCGGATGTCGCCAGAACTCGGCACGATACCCGAAGGGCTGATGTCTGCCGCGATGGACTACGCCGCGTTTGATGTCTTGAAGCGCATCAACGTCCAGCCCAACGAAGCGCGCAAGGCGGCGTGGGAGAAGGCGATAGAGCTTTTCGAGAAAGTCGGCAGGGGCGAGTACATTCCCGAGTCGTGGGCAGAGCATGAGACAGGCGAGGAGGACACCCAGTCTAACAAGGCTCGTCCAAAGTTCTCCGATATATCCCGCTACAAGATTCTCGACATGTACCCGCAGATTTGACGGAGGGCGGAGACTGATATGCCCCCCACTACGAGAGAGCAGACTGGCGTATCAGGGCTCACGCCCCGCGCCACTTCCCTTTCTTCCGACCGCATAAAGAAGGAGTGGTCGCAGAAGATAAAGGACGAGGCGGTGTTTGGTGCGCGGATAACCCACCGCGCCTATGTCGATTCGATCAAGAAGCGGCTCGTCGAGGTGATTGGCGGCACAATCACGCCGCAAGAGGCAGAGCGGCGGCTCAAGGAGACCCTGCGCGACCTCGGCTATTCTCCCGAAGGGGGCTTCAGGGGCAAGAACAAGGGCGTTCCCCCTGCGCCGCCTGGGGACATACGCGACCTCTCGTCCTCTCGGCGCATACAGCTCATCATCGACACCAATGTAAAGCGCGCTCGCTCCATGGGACAGGTAGCCGCAAGCGAAAACCCGATGACGATGATGTCTCTCCCTGCGTGGAAGCTGACGAGGACGGGAGCAAGAAAGAAGCCGAGAGGCGACTGGAACAGGCGCTGGGCGGCGGCTGGCGCGAAGTGCGGCTGGGAAGGAGCGTCGAAACGGCAGATGATTGCCCTCAAGACGAGCCCCATCTGGCAGGCGCTCGCGGAAGGCGCTGGCGGCTTCGAGGACACTCTTGGCTCGCCCTTCCCGCCGTTTGCCTTCGGCTCGGGGCTTGCGTGGGTGAGCGTAGGCAGGAGGGAGTGGCAGAGGATTTGCCAGTCCGAGGGCATCCCCGACGGGCTCGGAGAGGTCACGAAGAAGGCAAAGGAGTTCATGAAGAAGGGAGGCGGCACTACTGCCGTCTCTATGCCGACTGTCTCTACGGATATGCCGCCTATGGGCGACAAGCCGCAGGGCGTTCCCAACCCGATGACTACGCCTACGAAGCCGACGCAACCCGCTCCACAGCCAGCCGCATACATTCCCGACTACTCTGCGAGGAACGCCGCGAACGACGCGATAGACGACTCCCTTGAAGCCATAACGAGGCTCATGGGCAATGCCGAGAAGTCGATACGCGATGCGGAAAAGAGACTCGGCTCGGTGGACGACGCAGGGGACGAACTGGAACTGAACGAAGCGATAGTCTCGATGAAATCGGCGTTTGCCGAACTCTCCTCTCTCAAGGGCCGCGTAGTGAACTACGGCTCTGCGATAGACACCGCTCCAGCACCGAGGAGCAAGGCCGAGCAGGTTCCATACGACCTCGCCATGCAGAGGTACGCCGCGTCCGCGAAGGCAGTGGCAAAGTCTGCCGAAAGGAAATACGGCTCCGCGAAGAGGCGCATGGACTACGCCCTCTCCGATTGACCCTTGCGGCTGACTTTGTGGAGATTGAAGTCAAGTTAGACTCTGCCGCGCTTCGGCGCAGGCTGGCAGTCGTCACCTCGTCGCAGGCGATGAGGCGGCTCAACGGTCATATAGGCAACATCGTCCTCGAAAAGACAAAGGACTTCCTCGACGAGATGTCCGTCACGCGCCACAAGGTCGCAGACAGGATCGGCGCTCCGCACAGCAAGTTCTACGAATACGCCTCTGGCCGTCTCGCGGGATCGCCACGACAGCAGAACACAGTTCTCGAGAATGTCAGCGACAAGGGCTCGACCGTCTCTATAAAGAACACTCCTGGCCTTTCAAGGGCGAAGCAAGACCTCCATATATCCGCGAAGAACGCGAGAGCTCTCACCTTGCCGATTTCGCGCGTATCTCACGGCAAGCGCGTAGCGGACTTGAAGAAGGAAGGACACGTAGTGTTCCGTCCAAAGGGAACCAACATCCTCGCGGAGACTCGCGGCAACGGCAAGGACGCGAAGCTCCGCCCTCTCTACGCGCTCGTAAAGAGCGTAGTCGTTCCGAAGGACGAGGGACTGCTCCCGAAGGAGAAGCAGATCGCGGAGTGGGCGACCGACGCGGCGCACGATTTCTTCGACGCCATGGGCGGTCTGGGTTGACCCTTGCGGCAGATTTTGGACAAGGTGTCCGCAAAAAAGGAGAACGACAAAATATGACATTCAAGGAAGCAGTTAGGGCGCTTGACGGCGCGGGCGAGTTCGGCGCGAAGAGGCCGTCGATGGTCGGCTACGCCGTGAAGACTGCGGAAGTCGACGAGACTACGCGCAAGACGATCCGCGAGACCGTCGAGGTCAAGGGGCGCGAAAGCGGCGCGACGACGTTCACGATGGAGGACGGCGTGCTGTCCTTTGCTGGCGGCGGCGACGCCACGCTCACGGCGGAGCAGTTCAACGCCTTCGTGTTCGCGGACGACTGGAACGTCGAGAAGGCGGCGGAGCTCGAGAAGGCCCGCACGGGCGCAGGGGGGATGTAAGGGAGGAAACGCCGAATGGCCTTGAGGGACATAGCCGAGGGGATAGCCGAGTTCATCGGGGAGGACAAGGTTCTCCACGACAACGGGCATATCTCGGTAGTCGTAGAGGACAAGGGCGACTTCAACTACCAGATAGCGGAAGCCCTCGGACAGCTCGGCGTATGCGTCACGATCGCAATGGTCGGCTTCCGGCGCGTGGAGCGCTCCCCGATCCTGCAGGGCACTCTCGAAATCCAGATTTCGTGCTACGAGCACCCGACGCTGAACCGCGACGACCCTTCCACGATGACGGCGCAGGCCGTCATGGAGCATTTGTCGCGGATTCTCCACTACAAGCGATTCCCCTTCCTCGCCAACCAGTTTCTCTTCAAGGACTTCCGGCGCGACGACACCGACGAGGCGAACATCGTGCGCGGAGACTTCGAGGTGAACACCCTCCTCGGCTACGAGGACGCGTGGGCGGCGGAGAGGCGAAACGAAAACAATCCATAATCAAAGGAGGAACATAAAATGGGTCAAGTAAACATTGGCGAGACAGGCCAGCAGATATTCAAGAACGACCAGCTTGCGTATGGCGTCGGGTCGAGCTACACGACGTGCACCGTAAGCGGCTTCAAGTTCATCCCGACTTCGCTCCCGATCCAGATCGGCGGCGACCTCAAGGAGTACAAGGACAACACGGGCGTGACGTGCTCCATTGTCATCCCCGAGACGTTCCAGACCATCTCCATCAGCGGCTATCTCATCAAGGGCGGCGGGAGCGCGAACATCAAGAAGGGCGACGAGGTGACTGGGCTTCCGACTGTCGACGGCATGAAGACTGGCGTCAAGTGGCGCGTTCAGGACTTCACTGTCAACTGGCAGAACGAGGACGTCGCCAACGTCAGCCTCTCCGTCAAGAGCTACACATTCTAATCTCGGGGGGCGTGCCCAATGCTCCCCTTCGAGACAAAGCTCGCGCTGTTCCCGCGCCGTGCGCTCGTCGTGCGGCTCGGGATGTTCCGCTCGATTCGCCTCCACCCAGTCACACTCGGCAGGGCGGCGGCGATGGAACTCTTCGGGTGCGGGCTTCTCAACGGGAAGCTCGACCCCGCGCAGTCGCTTCTCGCCGCCTGGATACTTTCCGTCGACGAGGACAGGGTCGCGGACATAGCCAACGGCGACGTGAAGGGCGGAGCTGCCTTCGTGAAGGGTCTCGGCGGTCATGTTGCAAAGGTGGCGCACGCTGTAAACGTCCTCGTCGGAGAGGCGATGCTCCCCTTCATACCGCCGAAGAAGGAGGACGGCGCGGTGGAGATAGACGACGGACTGCCGAAGGGAAACGGCTGGCCACTCGAAATCACGGAGGCGCTCTGCGCCCACTACGGCTGGGGCTTCGACGAGGTCCTGAGGATTGAGGTCCAGAAGGCACTTGCGCTCATCGCGGTAAGCAGGCAGAGAAACAGCGGCGGCTCTGGAGGTCCAGACTACTACGACCGAATAAGAATAGAACGATGGAAGAAGGCGGGAATCATAACGCATTCGGGAGGCAGGTCAAATGGCTGACACCAACAGCGACGTGAACATCAACATAGGCGCGCAGGCGAACCTCGACGGCGCTACCCAGCAGATACTTGCTGAGTTCTCGCAGGTAGAGGAACGCCTTGTACGCATCGGCACGACCGAGGCGAAGTCGCTTGCAAGGCAGTTGAGGGAGGCGACGCGGGGACTCTCGAAGGGAATCCTCGACCCCAACGACGTGCAGGAGCTCGCCGCCGCATTCTCCGGCATAACGAAGGACGCCCAGCTAACCGACAACGCGATTGACGACCTCTCGACATCGTTCGACAACGCCGTAAAGAACTCGCGCAACCTCTCCGACTTCATGAACAAGACGGGGAAGCACGGAAGCGCGACAAAGGCCGCGCTAAAGGGGATGTCCGACGCGCTCGACAAGATGAACCCGTCCGCGAGCAGACTGTCCGCCGAGGTCGGCACATGGGTTCAGAAGATACCAGGCGTAGAGAGGCTCATGGGCAAGATGCCTATGCTGGCTACTGGTATCGGCGTGGCGTTCAAGGCGGCTACGGCGCTGATAATGACTACAATCAGCGCGATGAAGGAATACCAGGCGGCGGTGCGCTCCTTCACGGCTCGCAACCTCGACATATCGGGCGAGAACGCGAGGAACAGGCAGACGAACAGGGTCGCGGACGCGGAACTTGCGGCGCGCAAGCGGCGCGAGGAGCTCGAGGACACGCAGGCGCTCCGCGATACCGAGTTCGAGCTGACGAAGATAAAGAAGGAACAGGAACTCTACGACATGCAGGCCACGACTCCGTATGCGAGGGAGCGCGAGATAAACGAACTCAACCACAGGCGCGACATAGAGGAGCAGGAAATAGAGCTCAAGCGCAAGAGGAACGAAGAGGCGATAGAGGCGAATACACAGGACACCAAGACCCTCGACGAGCAGAAGAAGGCCCTCGACGACCGCATAAAGGCCGAGGAGAGCCGCTACAACATAATGACGAAGCTCCAGCAGAAGTACCAGTCGATGGTCGGGGAGAAGACGCAGAAGGCGAACGCGCAGGCGCAGGAGGAGGCGCGTCTCATGGGCTTGTCCGAGGGCTCGAAGGAGTACAAGGAGTATGTCGCCAAGCAGACCGAATCCCTCATCTCGAAGTGGATGGGCGGCGCTAAGTCGTGGGTGTCTGACAACATCAGCGACCTTGCCGCGTCGGTCGGGCTCAAGGAACTGTCGACGAGCGACGCGGAACAGCTCTGGAAGGAATACGCCGACAAGGAGCGGATGCAGAAGCAGACCCTCGAGGAACTCAAGCGCCAGCGCCAGGGGCTCGACGCCGACTCCGACAGTCTCGCCAGGCAGAAAAAGAACCTCGAGACGCAGAAGGACGTGATAACGAGGATGGAGATGGCGCGCACCTCCAGGAACAACGCCGAAGAAGCCGCGAGGAAAAACCAGATAATGGAATCCGTAGCCAACAGGCGCGTCGAGCTGATGGGCGCTGGGAACCGACTGACGGCGATGGGTCTCGGCGGCGGCAACGCCGTGTTGGACAGCGGCAAGAAGATCGCGTCGAACACCGACGAGATAAAGCAGATACTCAAGGACTACGTTCGCCAAGGCATAAAGTTGGCTCCAGGCCAGCACATGAGCGGCACTGCTGACACGTCGTTCATAGCGAACAACAACCCGCTCGTATGGGCGAAGTGATGGAGGGCTAAGACTATGGCAAACGACAACAAGGTAATAATAGGCGACATGGCCCGTGGCCCTTTCGAGACGACGGGCCGTTCAGAGAGCTGGGCAGAGCAGAGGTCGGTCGCAGTCTCCATTGTCGGACAATTGAAGGACATAGCCGACAAGGTGAAGCCAGGCGACTCGATGGGACAGTTCCCAAACTGGTTCAAAGGCGCGTTCAATTCCCAGTACTATGTCAAGAACCTCGAGATGACTTCTCCCGACGGCGTTACTGGCGAGCTCAAGATGTCGCTCGTCAAGTGCGGACAGGGCAAGTTCAAGCCGTACAACATAACTTGGGAGGTGTCTATGGAGGAGGTGCAGATGCGCCTCATCAACCACCCCATGATTATCGAGAACGGGAATGTCGAGACGCTCCTTCTTTGGGAGGACACGCAGAAGGGACGCCGCGTCAAGCAGAAGAAGAACGGCGAATTGGAGTTCTACTACGACTGGTACGACTACTCCGCTGGTTCTGGCGTTGTCACTGTCAAACAGGAGGAAATAACTGGCGAGTGGAATATTGCCTACTGCAAGGCGGTGACGCAGGGCATAGAGACATACAACCGCTATCTTCCGACGATAACGAAGAACAGCTACTACCTCGAACTCAGCGGGGCGAACTACAACACCGACCACGTCATCACAGGCGGCACTATACAGGACTTCACGGGACAGGGGACGATAGGGCATTTCGACGTGCCCGAGCTCAAGGTGGCCGGATTCATCAACAACAAGGACGGCGTGTGGTTCAAGAACTGCGACAAGTACACCTCGCAGGCGGACGGCTCTTGGATAAGGACGGAGGGCTGGGTATTCACGAACGACCCGCGCCATATGTGGATTTACACGAACCAACTGGAAAACTGACGGCATGGCGACTAACTACCAGCTACCGAGGAAGCCACGCGCTGGCGACCCGATGAGGGTCGGGTGGGCAGACTCCGTTGTCCGCTCTATGGGCGCGTTGCGCCCTGTGCAAGTGCCTGGAATGCTTATATCGCGCGGAACCTACGGAACGAGGTACACGCCGATAAGCTCGTCTGCGGTAAGGCAGTTCAGCCTGTCGGAGCTCCTCCCCTTCACTGTCCGCTGGTACGACTACGGCGAGGACGACGGCGGCAACCCAAGGGGCGGCGAATGGCAGATATACATTCCGATCGGTTGCCTTACCGTGGCGCAGGCTGGCGAGACGTACTTCTACATCCCGACGAACGACCGCGCCAAGGACGAGGAAGGCCACAACATATCCGACTGGTACAAGATTCCAGAGCCCGAGGACACCGCCTACGCGAACGTGGTGCAGGAAGAGGACCGCGTTGCGACGAGCTGGACGGTCTACCTCAACATGAAGCCGTGGCCCCGCGTCCATGTCAGCACAGACCCAACCGACTTCAACCCAGTGCAGTGGCGCGTAGCCGTTGCGGAAATGCGCATTGTGCAGTACAATGATCCCGACCGCAAGGACGACAGGTACGCGGTGCGACTCGTTTCAGAAAGGCAGATAGCCGAGGCATGGGACGCCTCTTCGCCGTTCGCGATACGCTACGACATATCGGAAGGCGACTTCAAGAACAAGAACGCCACTCCGAAGGCGATGCTCGTTAACCAGACAAGGTTCATAGGCAGGTTGCAGGAGACTGTATCTCCAGAAACGGACATTTCGTCTTGGAAGAATGTGTGGGTAAGGATTCTGCACGACGGAGAGACATTTGAGATGTCAATAGAGCACGACCTCGAAGGCGACGAGGCGAGGAGCGACGACGACAAGACCGTGTACCGCATCTACGACCTCGACGAAATGGTCGTGACCGAAGACCTCCGCTCGTCCGTTCCCGAAATGGACTTCTACACGAGCCCAGCGACGGCACAGGCAAGTCAGTCGGGCGTAACGCAGTCGCCATGACGGAGAGGAGCGGACTATGCTCGAAAACCGCGACGACTACGAGTTCCTCACCGAGAACGCCCTAAAGCGCATCAACATCAAGGGCGCTCCCTACCCCCTGCGCTCGCAGAAGCTCGTCATAACGGGCGAGGACGAGGCGTATCTGCGCGAGGCGATGCTTGAGCGCAGGTACATAGAGGGCGCGAATCCAGAGAAGTACGACAAGGCCATACTGCGGGTAACGCAGGCCGTCCTCCGTGCAAAGTGGCTGTACGACGGAATCGCGGAGGATATATTCCGCACGGGCAAGTGGATGGACGCAGACAAGGTGGAGGACTACGAATCCGTCATGCCGTCGGGAGCGGTAGTGACTTTGTACGGACAGAACCCGACGAGCACGAAGCCAGCTGGGGTGGACGCCGCCATATCGGACGCGCAGGACGACATCGACGACCTCAACGACGAGCTCGCGGAAGACCTCCAGGCCAAGTACGACGCATTCGAGTCGGAGATAGAGGGGCTGTACGAAGACAGGGACGCAAAGGTGGCCGATGCGGAAATGGCGCGCGACGACGCAGTGTCGCAGTCGGAATCTTCGTTGCAGTCGGCGCTCGCGCAGATGGAGTCGGAGCACGAAGCGGCTGTCGAAACCATAACGAAAGAGTACCAGGAGGCGATGGACGATCCCGACGCAGACCACGATGCGGCGCGGAAGAAGTACGAAAAGGACCTTCTCGACGAGAACAACGGCTACGCGATGGACGTGTCGGCGCGGCGCGACAAGGCGCGTTTAGAAAAGTCTGAGGCGGAGAACGAGTGCCGCAAGGCGACATGGGACGCGGAGTGCGACCTCTACGACGAGGCCAAGCTGAAGTTCGACTCCTTCGCGGCGGAGACCGAAGAGCTCAAGAAGACGTGCGCGGACGACATAGCGGACGTGGAGTCACAGAGAAACCAGGCGATAGCCTCCCTCGAACAAAGCGCGGTATACTACGGATTCCTCGCGCTCGACGAGACCGCCGGATACGAACCGAAGCCAGGGGGAGACGGCGTGGAATACTCCGATGCGCTTGCGGAAATGGCGGAAGGGAGAAGGGAAATGGAGATAGCCGCGCTATGCCTCGACAAGTACCTTCGCAAGACCCCCCTTCTCGTGTCCGAGCCCGCGTCCGGCAAGATCGACGCGACGTTCGTCGCGCACGCCCCTTCGTCCGATGCGACGATGATGGCATACGCCGACCTCGAGCGGATGCGGTGCCTCACGACGACTCCGCCTGCGGTGTACAGGAACGCCTACTACACTGGCGACCCGAACGACGGCGCATCCTACAGCGACGAGAAAGCCACTGGGAGCGGCGGCAACGTCCAGTTCTACTACAAGAGCGGAAACGTGGTGCTGGATTACAGCGACACCTCGTTCTCGGTTTTTTTCGGGAGGCGGCTGGAGCTGGAGGAGGACTGGATAGACGCGATATACGCGACCGTCCGCATATACCGAAGCGAGACGGCACGCTCCGACGATGTACCGCTTACGATCAACAGGACGCTTGGCTTCATGCGCGTAAAGCTGGAGAACGAGGGCGTACAGTGCGAGTCGGACCTTGCCGACATCGACAGGATACGGGACGAGCTCGCGGAGACGATAGCGCACTTCGCGGAAACGCGAGATACGGTCAAGGAGGCCGCGACCGAAGTGTATTATCTCGCCGTCGACGCGGCGCAGAAGGCATACGAAAAAGCGGAGGACGACGCAGAGGACGCGCTGACCGACGCAGAGGACGCGGCGCACCGGACCTATATGGCGAGCATGGAAACCGCAGAAAGGGCCTTCAACACCAAGGTCGCGGAGATAGAGGAGGACGGCGAACTCAGCGACGAGGAGAAAAAGCGCCAGATAGAAGCCGCCCAGTCGAGGTATGACTCAGCATGGAGCGCGGCTCTCTCTGCGGAAGTGGCGGCAAAACAGTCCGCCCGTTCGGCCTACGACACGGCGCTGACAGCCGCCGCCAACACACGGCAGGACGCGGAAGAAGCCGCACTGCAGGCCAGGAACGCGGCGTACAGCGCGGCAGACCAGGCATACGCCGACTCCATCGAGGGGCCGACGCAGGACGCCGAGGACGCAATAGACGAGATCAAGGAAAGGCCATCCCAGAGAAGGCAGGATGCAAGGGACGATTACGACGACGCGGTAGCCGCCGCACGGAACCAGCGGGATGCCGCCGTGTCCGCCGCATCCGACACCTTCAACAACGCCTTGTACTCGCTGACCGTGGACGGCGACCCGATCCTGCCCGACCATTCGGAGGATTCGCCAGTCCCGTATCTTCAATACACTGATTCGTTCCCAAACAGGACGCTGACGACCGAAGCGTACAACGAGGCAAGCCAAGCGGAACGCGACGCGTTCTACGCGGCGTTCAATTCTGCTAACAGCGCATACCGAGCCGCGCAGTCCGCATACGACACCGCGACAAAGGCCGCGTCGTACAACTACTGGCAGGCAAAATCGCAGATCGAGGACATCCGCGAGGACGCAAGATGCCGCTGGACTTTCACGCCCGAGGCGATAGACTCCGACGGGCTTTCGACTCCATCTGGAAACAACGCAAGCCATATCGTGAGTCTCTCAATGGCGGGCATAGAGCACTTCGACATAGTCTACAAGCCGAAGTCGCTTACGGGCGCGGACTTCTCCGACTACTACGCCGAGCTCGACGGCGAAGCGGCGACAGGCCCGACAGCGCCGTAGCGGGAAACGCAATCCCCCTTCTCATCGGCGTTGACGGAAACGGCTGATGAAGGAGGATTGTATGTACAAGAGACTACTGACTATTGATGCGGCACGTCCAGGACAGACCCTCGAAGCCCTCGAGGTCGGGAGGTTCTCGGCGGTTCTTCTTTCCATCGTGCAGGTGCCCGACGCGGCTCGGACGCTGACATTCACCCTCACGGACAACGGCGACTCCAGCACTGGGGTGGATTTCGAGGCAGGCAAGGTCGGCGGCGGCGTTTGGGAGGTGCTGATCCGCTCTGCGTTTTTTGCGGAACTCGGTCCGCGCCACTACGAAGTCGAGATAGCAGACGAAAACGGCTCTGTGTTCTGGTCTGGGCACGGCATCCTCACGGTCATACCGACCGCGACGAGCGTTGCCCCCGCCGATGTCGGCCCTGTCGGTCCGACTGGTGCTACTGGCGCGGCGTTTACCTACGACGACTTCACCCCCGAACAGCTTGCAGGTCTGAAAGGCCCGACTGGTGAAGGGGCGACTGGTCCTTCGGGCGCAGAAGGCGCTACGGGGCCTGTCGGTGCGACTGGTCCCACGGGCGCGGCTGGCGTGAGCCCTTCCGCAAAAATACAGCAGACGAGTTCGGGAGCGGAGCTGACTGTCACCGACGGGAGCGGAACGACGAGCGCGACAATCTACAACGGCGCAGTCGGCCCGACAGGAGCGCAGGGTGCAACTGGCGAAGTAGGTCCGACAGGCGGCATTGGCGAAACAGGCGCGACAGGCCCGACCGGAGAGACAGGGGCAGTCGGCCCCACGGGGGCTACGGGCGCGCAAGGCGACACTGGCGCGACAGGTCCACAGGGCGAGACAGGAGAGGTCGGCCCCACGGGTGCGACGGGCGCACAGGGCGAAATCGGCCCGACTGGTTCCGTCGGCGCGACAGGCGCGGCTGGCTTCTCTCCGTCCGTCTCGGTGCAGAGGACGACGAGCGGAGTTCAGATTACGGTCACAAGCGCGACAGGCACTTCCTCTGAGACAGTAAACGACGGAGCGGTAGGCGCGACAGGCCCGACGGGAATGGAAGGCGCGGTAGGCCCGACTGGGGCAAGCGGTCTGGACGGAGCGACGGGTCCGCAAGGCGAGATGGGTGCGACTGGCGCTCAAGGCGCTACTGGCGAAGCAGGTGCGACTGGTGCAACAGGCGAGACTGGTGCGACTGGCCCGACGGGAGAAACAGGCGCAACTGGTCCTCAAGGCGCGACAGGCGAGGCTGGCGCGACTGGCGCTACGGGCAACCCTGGCGTATATGTTGGCGACGACGAGCCTACCGACCCGAATGTGACTGTCTGGGTAGACACGACTGGCGATCCGAACGGACTTGTCGGGCCGACTGGTGCGACAGGCGAACAGGGCGCGGTTGGTCCTACGGGTGCGCAGGGCGCGAGAGGCTTTTCCCCTTCCGTGTCGCTTCAGCGCACTTCAAGCGGTGTTCAGATTACCGTGACGAGCGCCACGGGAACTTTCTCGGAATCGGTAAACGACGGAGCACAAGGCGACATGGGGCCGACAGGACTTACTGGCGACCTCGGTCCGACAGGTCCGATGGGAGACATGGGGCCAACTGGCGACACAGGCGCGACGGGCGCGACAGGAGGCGTCGGAGCTACTGGCCCGACAGGGTCTGACGGCATAAACGGCGACGCAACCTATCCCTCGGTGAGCCACGGCACGGCTTCTTCGATAACTGCGCAGAACGCGGCCATCAACAAGGTGACGACCTCGGGCGCGACCCTCTCGATCACTGTCCCGTCCGCTCCCGCGAGCGGCCTTATGCGCGACTTCATAGTGGCTGTGACAGGCGGCTCTACCGCCGCGACGTTGTCGGTGAGCGGAGCGACGACCCTGATGAGCGACGACCCTGCCGTCCTCTCGACGCCAGTCGGCATAGGGGCTACGGTGCTGTTCGCATTCGGTGAAATTTCGAGCGGCGTGTTCGCCGTTTCACGCAAGGCAATAGAGGCGCTGTCGTGAGGGCTCTACGGGACATAGTGGCGGCACCATACGCAAGGCACGTCGTGGCGAAGTACACGGCGGCGGGGACGTATTCCGTCACCTTGACCCCGGGAAAGTACCACGTCACGGTGGTCGGTGCGGGCGGCGGCGCGTCGACTGCGGGATTCAAGACTGGCACGACAACGACTGGCATCAGCGGAAACTGGTGCTACGGGACTGGCGGCGGCGGTGGACTGGTATACGGCGACGTGAACATAACGGAGACTGTGACCGCAAGCGTGACCGTAGGCGCTGGTAGCGATGGCTCCGCGATGACAGCCGTGTACGATGAAGTCACATACGCCAATGCCTACTGTACTGAAGGGGGTAGCTCCAGCTTCTCGTTCGGGAACAACGTGGCGTCGGCGTATGGCGGGAATTATGGCGGATACTCGAGAGCCAATATGTCAACGATTGGAGATATGACAGTGTATCCAGGCGGGGGTGGAAATCCGGGTTCGGCAATAACTGGCTTTTCATATTACAGCGGAAACGAAGGAAGCATCCCCCTTGCGAAGCTGACGGAGTTTGACGACGGCGAGTCCGGGCTGTTTGACGGCGGTGCGGCTGGCGGAGGACACGTTCCTACGGAACTCGGCAACGCGGGAAAAGGCGGCGACGTGGCGTGGGGATACGCCGACGGGGTGCTGGTATTCAACGGCGGCGACGGGCACGACGGCGCGGTGCTGATTGAGAGAATCGGTTAAATTTGAGGAGGCACGGAAAATGGCGGACATAACTGGAGTTGTCAAGGTCAAGGTAAACGGACAGTGGCTTCCGATACGGACTGTCATGGGGCCGCAGGGCGCGACTGGCGCGACTGGTCCCGAAGGCGGCGAAGGTGCCACTGGGCCGACTGGGCCACAGGGCGGCGTAGGGCCGACAGGAGGCGACGGAGCAACTGGGCCTACGGGTTCAGAGGGAGCGGTCGGACCTACTGGTAGCGAGGGCGCGACAGGACCGACAGGTTCCGAAGGAGCCATCGGGCCTACTGGCGGCGATGGGGCAACTGGCCCTACTGGACCAGTCGGCTCGACAGGACCGATGCCGTCGCTTGACGGCGTGGTGAAGACTACTGGAGACCAGACGATAGAGGGGACAAAAAAGTTTACTTCTTGGCCAGTAGGGGCGCCAGAATTGCCTGTTGTGCACTCTTGGTTCGAGTCTAATAGTGACGGCGACCTTGTTTTGGTAAACGAAGCGGGAAATGTCGGGAAAATTATAGTGCCGCGTTTGAATGGCGTAATGGCCTTTCTTCAAAACCTCGCCCCCGACTATGACGGCACATCTTCTCACACCTACGCCGTGGACGATCTGCGCGTATATGGCAAACTCCTCTTCCGTTGTACAACGCCACACACGGCGACCAGTTGGGATTATACAAAATGGGCGCTTGCCACGGTCGAGGACGTGCTTGCGGCGCTCCGCACGGGCAAGCAGGACGCGCTCTCGCAGGCGCAGCTCGACAACATCGCGGCGGTGCCTAACAAGGCCAACGCGAGCGACCTCCGCTACGCCATCTCAGAGTCAACACCGCTCACGGTTACAAGCGGCGCGGCGTCCACTACCCTCGCCGACCGCACGCACAACGTGCGCACCGTCTCCGCGCCTGGAAGTGGCAACACGACGACAATCACCGCGACCCTGCCGCCGATTGTCGCGGGCAAGTCGCGCGATATGTTCCTAAACCTCACGGCAGGGACGCAAGCAAGCGACGCGGGCGACATCTCGCTCTCCATCGTCGAGCCAAGCGGCGCGACCGTGCAGATTGACATTGGAAGCGTCGAGGACATTGGCATCGGCAAAAACGAAATACTGATTTCGGAGAACGCCCTGCCGACGACGAGCGGCAACGACACAACCACGCACTGGCTCGTCACCGTGCACCACGAGGACTTCACATGAGCATCGCAAACGCGGCACACCATAGCATGATTGGCGGGGGGAGGCGGCCCTATGATGCCGTCATATCATACATCGCCGGAAACAGCCAGCAGTCGGCATACATTGCATCACCATACGTTCCGCAAACTAATGACATAATCACGGCAAAAATATTTAGAAGTCAAAGTTCCATGTCGTGGTTGTTTAATACGGAAGACCATTGGTATGGGAATACCAGCGCGATAGGTGCAGGCACCTCATTCGGACTCGGATGGGGGGAGCCGCGGATGAACTTCGGAAAGGGATGGAGCGGCTCGGCGACTGGGTGGACCTCGGGGCTAAATGACATCCGCATCGAGGGGCAGGTGCTGTATGTCAACAACTCCCAGTCGATAAGCATGGCCGGTGCTTCTCTTTCAGGCACCACCTGGCTTGCGCTCCTCGGGAACCATAGAGGCAATTCAGTCCTCGAGTGTGCACTTCCTGCGTGGGGGATCGGTTCATTCACTGTCGAACGTAGCGGCTCCGTAATTCATGATTTTGTAAGCGTCAGAATTGGCAAAGGAGCGTCTGCGATTGGTGCAATGTATGACAACGCCAACCCCAAAAGCGGCCCGCTTTCAAACGGTATATTTCTAAATTCAGGGACAGGGAATTTTACACTTGGTAGCGATATTTAGGGAGAACCACCATGCAGACTTACTACACATACGATTCGACCACAAAGCGGCTCACCCCCGCGCCAAAGTACGCGACGATTGACGGCGCTGCCGTAATCAACCCTACGCGCGAGCAGTATGCGCAAATGACACCGCCAGCATATCCGCTCGCAGACCCCATGCCGCCCGCGCCCACGCCGCCAGAGGGCAAGATCGCCGTGCCGGACGGCTACGCGCTCGAAGGCGGGGAATGGGTCCAGCAGTGGCGCTTGGACGACGCGCCCGCGCCGACGATGGCGGACTTCGACTACGCGATGGAGGAGCACCTGACCGCCGAGCGCTCCGAGCGCGGCTACACGACGCGCGAGCCGGATGTGTACCTTAACTCGCAAGTGCCGCGCTGGGCGTCGGACGCCCGCGACTGGATAGCGCACCGCGACGCAGTCATGCTCTACGCGCTCGAAATCATGAACGCGGTCGAGGCGGGCACGCGCGAGCCGCCGACGATGGCGGAGTTCAAGGCGGGCCTGCCGAGGATCGAGTGGAGCTATACGGAGTAGCGCCGCAGAAAGGAGAACGACCACAATGCCAACTTCAAACGACAGGGAAATCTTCGACCGTCTCGGGCGCATCGAGCAGACCAACGCCCGCATCGACGAGCGCACCGAGCGAATGGACAAGGAGTGGAAGGACTCCCGCTCCGACCACGAGGCGCGTCTGCGCAAGCTCGAATCGGACAACGACCAGCGCAAGGGCATATCCGCCATTATCGGCGCGATAGCTGGCGTCATCGTGCAGGGCATCTTCCTGCTGTTCAAGCACTCGACGGGAGGCGCACAATGACACCCGCGCAGATAGCCGACCTCATGGTAACCGCCAATGCCGCCGACCTCGACGGCCTCGACTTCGCGCGCACCTTCGCCGTGGATGAAATCGCCGCGAACTTCAACGGCATAGGCCCCGAATGGCTCAAGCCAGAAATCCGCAAGAAGTTAACCGATTGGTTATCGCTCTTCACCCCCGCCGCGCTCATCCACGATTTGCGCTACACCAAGAGCGACGGCAAGCGCTACGGCTTCAACCTTGCGAACATCGAGTTCCACAACAACTGCCTCAAGCTCGCGCGGTGGGCATACCCGTGGTATCGCATCCTTCGCCGCTGGCTCGCGGAGAACGCCGCGCTCGCGCTCTACAAGGCCGTATGCTCCGAAGGCGGCTGGAAGGCGTGGACGGACGCCGCCGAGAAGAACGGCATCGACTTAACCACAACCACAAAGGAGTAAAACCATGAAAAAGCTCATCGAAATCACGACGCTCGCCGCGCTCTGCGCAATCGCCGCAGGGTGCAAGTCCGTCACCGTCACGCGCCACCCGGCAACGCTCGCAAAGGTCGCGCAGGCCGACGGCACTGAGAAGGTCGCAACCGACAAGACGGGTGCGCCAATCGTCCTTGACGGAGGGTGGGAGGTCGAGTATTTTCAGCACGGGAACTGGCAGAAGTTCGACGCGATGTCCGCGACGGCTGGCGCAGGCGTCTCGTTCTCGCTTAACGGCTACGAGGGAGGAACGGACTACAGCAACCTCGCGAAGCTCGTCGAAGTGTCCTTCAAGGGCGCGGCCGAGCTGACCGCGAAGATCGGCGCGGCAATCGCCACATACGGCGGCTCAATCGCGGCCGAGGGCGGAGCGAAGGCCATTGCGTCCACAATCTCGAAGTTCATCTCGAAGGGCGGCGATGCGTCTAATGCGACCGTAACTTGCGAAGGCGGCAACTGCACGATCACCGACGGCACTTTTAGCGAAGTATGCGAAGGATGCTGTACGGGCGGAGCGTGCGACCCGAAGTAATCTACTATGCGGCACACGGCCCGGGGTACAGCGACCCTTCATTGACGCGAGACGCCCGAGGGCTGGAGGAGGCCCGAGCAGGATTACTGCGAGCGCGGAGAGGCCGAAAACAGGGCGATTATAAACAGGCGGCGAATTTCGCGTATAAGCGCGTTTTGCTCGTAGGGGTATATTTCCATTCATTAAGACAAGAAACGCCGTATAGCGGCTCTATGGCGGCTATACGGCGATTGTATACGGGCGTTTCGAACTCTACTGCGCCCTAATAGGCATCATCACGGCAAGATAGCCGTCTCCGTCCTTGACCTTCATCGGCTTCGTGTCGGAGTAGAGGGTCAGCTCCACCTTGTCGTTAACGGCGGCAGACAGGGCGGCGGTCACGATGAATGGATTGAAGCGAATCTGAAGCGGTTTTTGGAAAGAGCCCTCGATAGCCACCCCGTCCTTCGCCTCGCCGACATCCGAAGTCGGTGAAGACACGACTATCCGATTGTCGGTGAAGTTGAGGATGACATACGGCGTTCCGAAAGAACTGTCGATGAACACCGCGACCCGCCTCAGAGCCGCTACGAGGTTGGCTACGGCGACCTTCACAGGCGCGTATTCCGACTCCTTCGGCGGGATGACTTTCTCGTAGGCAGGATAGTCTCCGTCGAAGAGCTTGGTCTTGACGACTGTCCCGCCAGCGGCGAACACGGCGTAGCCCTTCTTCTCGGGGATGAGGATTTCCGCTTCGCCTTCGCCGAGAATCCTGCGGACGAGTTTGCTTGCCGCCTCGGGCACGATGATACGAAGCTCCCCTTCGCCGCTGTCCTTTATCTGCTCGCCCTCGGAGTTGGAGATGGCAAGCGTGTTGCCGTTGGTGGCGACTGCGCTTGCAACGCCTCCAGCGAACTGGAGTAAGGTGTTGTTGAGTACCTTGCGAGACTCGGTCTTGGGGGCGATTGCGAACTCTACCTGCTTGAGCATTGTGGAGAGCGCATCGCCCGAAATGAGTATGCGGCGCTCGTTGTCTTCGCGCGTGTCCTTCGGGAACAGTTCATCGGCCATGAGCTGAATGCGGCTCTTGCCCGTTGGCGTAGTCACCTTCAAGTTGCCGCCTGTCGTGTCGAGCTCGATGACGCCTGCTACCGAGGCGTTCACCACTCCTGACAGGAGGCGGTACGAGACGATTGCGACGGACGGCTCGGAGACTTCGCACTTGAAGTTCGTCTTCACCGTCATGTCCATGTTGGTTGCGAGGAGGGAAATGCCCTTCCCGTCGGGATTGCCCTCGAGCCGCACGCAAGCGAGAATCGGCATGGAGGGGTTGGAAGGCACGACATCCGCGAGTTTCGCCAGCGCGGCCTTGAGGTCTGACTGAGTTGTCTTGATTTTCATTGTTGTGTTCTCCTTTGTGAGTTTTGCGTTAGGCCCAGACTTCGGTGTGCGCGCAACGAGCGGACGAATCGTGGCAGATATACTTGGAGATTGTCACCCACCTGAAGCCGTGGTTGGGGCAGTCGATGAAGTATGCACTGGCGTGATACCCCTTCGCCCCGAACATCCGCGACAGCGCGCGCGCCTCGTCGTATGTTATTCCAGGCACCTTTCCGTCGTTGCCGCCCGTGTAGTCCAGAATCTTGACGTTCGCGTTGCCCTTGAGTCCGTCCACGACGAACTGTACGAACTGGTCCATGCGGGATTTCGCGTCATCCTGCGTGTTGATAGGTATTTCCATTTTCGTGTTCTCCTTGTGTTGTGTAGTTGTTTCAGCCGAAGGCGATCTTGCCCATGCTGGCGCGGATTGCGTCGCGAAGGGCCGCTCCTTCGGTCAGCGAGAGAATGATGCGCCCGTCCGCCCTCTCGCCGTTGACGAACTTCGTCTTGATGTGGAAGGCGTAGCCCTCAAAGGGCTTCGTGACGCGGTCGACGTGCAAGACCGTGGTCCTGTCGTCGTTGCTTCCCCTGAGCCCCTTGTTGCCGAGAATCGACAGCGCAGAGCCGTCAAGAACCGCAAGTACGTGCGCCACAGCTCCGGCTCCGAGGTCGATGCCCACTCCGAGTAACGAGGTGGCGAACTTCGGGCCTTGCCAGTCCGTATCTTGAATTGAGTTGGTCTGCGGCCATATGTTGATCGTCACGATGCCGTCCTTGCCTGCCTTTGCAGGCGTGATGTCCACTTCGAGGCAGGAGCCTGTCCCTTCCTCGTTTCCGTGTCTGAATGAAAGCATTGCTTGTTTCCTTTCCTTGTTGCTGTTAGATTGCGAGGCGCGGGGTGTTGTCCTTCGCGAGCATGAACGGAGAGGCAGTCGCCTTGCCTTCGCATGGACGCGCGAGGTTCACCGCGTTGCCTGCGGCGAAGCCCTTTGCGAGCGCGGCGACATCCTTGAGTTTGCCGTTGCGCTGGCGCGACTCCTTCACCGAGTGCCCTTCCTGCTGGTAGGCGAGGAGCTTGCGCTCTGCCTCCTTTATCGACAGGTCGAGGTCGTTGCGGAGCGGATTCTCGGTCAGCTTGTTGTGGAGAGCCCAGAAGAAGCCGCGCATGAACGTCTCCCTGTTGAGCTTCACCCCGACCGAGCCAGTGGCCTTCGACGCCTCGTTGAACGCCCTTCGGCTCTCGCGGATGAGTATGTGGTAGACGTGCTTGGCGATGTCGATGTTGAGGCGCGAGCCTATCCACGACAGGCGCGACTTGTGCAGTCCCACGGCGCGGTTTACCGAGCGCATGATGATGACGCCGAAGTGCGTTTTTATGATGAAGCAGGCGAACCCGAACTCGGAGCCAGGAGTGGTCTTGTACTCCTCGTCGTCAACCTTCACCGCCTTGTCTACCGACGCCTCTTCCGCGACCTCGTCGAAAGCGACGCCGTTGTTCTCGGCAAGGCGGCGTGCGAGGCGAAGCGCCGTATCGCGCTCACCCTCGCTTGTTGTCTTGTTGGCGAGTCGGACCGCCTTTTTTATCTTCGCGATGACTTCGTCGATGTTCATTTGGTTGTCCTCCTTTGGGTACGAAGGGCGCGGACGGTCGTTTAGGCCGTCCGGCCCGTGTCGTGTCTTCACCAGCTCGCTTGGTAGATGTAGGTGTACTGCTCGTCGTCCCAGTCCGCGAGGAGCTTGGCGAGCTTCTCTTGGAGCAACAGCATGTCCCACGCGTACCACAGGCCGTAGCAGTAAGAGCCGAAGAAGAAACCCTCGGTGTAGGGGAGAATCTCCGACAGCTCCTTTGCCGCCTCATCAGACAGTCGGTAGGGGATGTTCTCGTCGACGCCCTCGAACTTGCCCTCCGCCACGTCCCACTTGACGGGAATGACCTCCTTGTCGGGGTCGTCAACCAGCTTCGCCTTCCAGTCGCCCTTCTCGGAGATGTCCTTCTGCGGGACGAGCTTCGCCTTGAGGATGACGGAACACGCCTTGTCGACGAGCACCTTGAGCGACTCCATGTTGCACTTGCGGACGGCGATCTCCTGACACTCGTCGACATTCCCAGCAAGGGTGCGGACGAACCAGCCGTGGAGGAAGTTCACCTTCCGCCAGTAGGCGATCTCGTAGACCTCCTTCCAGCCCTTGCGCCATTCCTCGATGCTCTTGTTCCAGAGCTCGTCGGATTCCTTTTCAATCTGCTCCTTCGTCTTGGACTTCGGGAAGCGGTAGAGATACATATCGAGACCCATAGTGATACCTGCCTTTCTTTGTTATGCCACTTTGCGTGCGGCGATTGCGTAAACCTTGTCGAAGATGCCGCGCACCTTCTTGCCCGTGTCGCTCGTCATGCCCTTGTAGGCAATCTGCGCCCTGTCGGTGTTGGAGCGGAGCTTGTCGGGATTGAAGATGGGATAGGTGAACGAGTTAAATATGCCCCAGGCCGTCTTCTTCGTCATCGACTGCGCCGTCGCGCCCGCCTCGAACTGCTCGAGGACCGAGTTGCGGACCTTGAGCAGGTTATGGTAGCGCGGCGAGTCCTCCTCGATGCCGTACAGCGGGTAGACCGCGTCAAGGCACTGGGTGAAGGTATCGGTGTCGACCCCGACCATTCCGAGTTGCTGGCACATCTTCTTCATCTCAAGGGCGGCGATAGCCTGCTTCTGGATTCCGAGGACCACCGCCTTGGTCTTTTCAATGGCGGCGGTGGTGTGCTTGATCTTCCACCCCTCTGCGTCGATTTCCTTGAGGGCGGCCATCAGCGTGTTCTCGCACTTGACGCGAACCGCCGTGAAGCCGACCTTGATGCTCCCCGTCCCGTTGGAGGGGTTGGCGAAGAAAAGGCGAATCGTGTTCGCGCTGGTGTCGCCCTCGACCTTGAAGGCGTCTCCGAACGTCGCCGCGATAAGGCCGGTTCCGCCGCCGTGGAGCGTGCCGCAGAGCTCGAGTTTCATCTCGGGCACTTCGGGCATTACGTCGTTGAGGATGTAGTCAAGCACGTCGCGGTGCTGTACGGGCGTGAACTTCGCCCCGATTGCGGCGCTCGGAATGAACTCGTTGTCGTCGCTACGGACGAGGTGGAAGTGCCCTGGAATCGGGCGTCCCTCCTTGTCGTAGCTCGCCTTCTTGAGAATCTCGAAGTCGAACGCCGAACGGGCGAGGTCTGCGTCGATCGTCTCGCGCTCCACGCCGTCGAAGTTGAACGGGTTTCCTACGCCTGCCTTCTCCTCGCCCCAGCCGGGGGTGGTGGAAAAGCACTTGTCGTTTGCCATCTTTGCTATCATTGTCGTGTTCTCCTGTTAGTTTGTTACCTGTTGTTTCTTCGCTCAGGCGCACCTTACGCCCGAGTAAACTCCTCCCTTGCGGACGGGGACCTGCCCCCTCCACTCGATGTCCCACTTGCGCCCTTCTACGAGCGCGTGCGAGCGGTATACCGACTGCCCCTTCTCGACCTTCGGCTTCTTGACGGCGGGATTTTTCGCCTTCTTGGGCTCGCGGAGCTTCGGGTGGGCCTCTCCGTAGGTCATCACCGCGCCGTCCTCGTCGGGCTCGGTCTTCCACGCCGTCCTTGCGCTCACGGGCGCGCAGGCGACGACGCTTCCCGCCTGTGCCGCGCTCTTGAACGTGTAGTCGCTTGTGAAAGTCCCGTTGGCGATGACTCCCTCCGCCTCCAGCTTCTCGCGGATCGGGAAGTAGGACTTCTCCTTCTTGAACGACTCGGTCACCGCGTTGACAGTCGAGCCGACGTATACGACGAAGCCTTCCTCCGTGAGCTTGCCTTTCGCCTTCCACTTCTTGCCGCTGATGACGAACTCGGGCTCGTCGTCGTAGACCTTCGGCTCGGGCGGCGGCGGCGGCTCGACTTCCTCGACGAGCGGAATGTCGGGAAGTTCGCTCTTGCCACCTTCGGGCTCCTCCTCGATGCGCTTGCCGTAGAACGTAATCCTGTCCCACTGCGAGCGGACGAGCGATCTTGCGGGTGCCTGTACTGCCTGGTTTCTCATTTCGTGTTCTCCTTTTCTTTTGTTGCCTGTTATCTTGGGTGGGTGTACTATTGTGCTCCCACCGTTACATATTATAAGAAATCTTGACGAAGAAAAAAAGGGGGTTCTAAAAAAAATTTTTTAGCCACGAGACAGCCGTGTTTATTGGCTCAAACCGGCTTTTTGGAAAATCTCAAAAAAATTTTTTTTGGGCGTGCCTGCGAAAATTTTGAAAAAATTGCCTTGCCTTGCTGTCGCGGAAGGAAACGGAAATGCTGAATGAAAAAAAATATTTTTTCCATATCTAGGGGCGGTCAGCCGCCTATATGCCTGAAAAGGCCGAAAAACGGGGGTATCGTCAATGTCATGGCACTTGAAAAAAATTTTTGTCGACCCCTTTATATCCCCCCACCAAATTTCATATAATATAGCTGTGCCGCCTGAAGCGGCTGAAAGGAGAATACGATATGCCTAACAAACGCAAGCCAGGCAAGAAGAAGCTCGCTATCTGGCTGACGGATGGCGAAATCGAGCAGGTCAAGACGATATCTCAGTTCGACCAGCTCACCATGACCGACAGCGTTCGCAACATGATAGCGCACTACTACAAGAAGGTGACGAAGATGCGGAAGCGGTCGGAGGTCAAGAAGGCCAATGCCGTGGAAACCAAAACGAAGAAAGGAGACAAGTAAAAATGAAGAACAAGAAAAACAGACTCGTCATTGACCTTGACGGCGGCACCGAGCGTGCCGTCGTCGGGCTCAAGAAGCTCGGCATTACGCCGTCGCAGGCTGTGCGCGAGGAGATCAAGGAACGCATTTTGAAAGCGCAGAAGGCCAAGAAGCCAAAAAAAATTTCGCGTAGGGTGGGGGTATAATAAGGGGGTATAAAGTTCATGTTCTCCGACCACACGAGACGGTCAATCATCGCACTAGCTTGCATAGACGAAGGAGTGACCGACACTGAGAAGGACGCCCTGCAAGGCGTCCTTCTTGGTAGAAGGACCGCGAGTTCGGCGGTCGTGAGGTACAAGGACGCGGCGAAACGCCTCGGACTGTCCGTGCCTACAATAAAGCGCCTCGTCAAGAGCGGTCGTTTGCAGGGGGTCAAGGGCATAGGGACCCGCTACTGCGGCATATCTGAGGAAAGCATCGAAAGGTACTCGGCATGAGGAACAAGAAGATGGTAGACGCGAAGTTCGTCGCTTTTCTCATAGAGACGAGGCATGACAGGGAGATGCGCAAGCTCGCCAGCGCGGACAGAAAGACCCTTTCATGGGAGCTCCGCGAGGCGGTTCGGGACTATTTGAAGCGAAGGGGAAAGCTCCCTCGCTGACCTAAACAACAAAAGGAGAACACGAAAATGACACCACAGGAGAGGGAAAAATGGCTCGCCGAGCGCAAGAGCGGAATCGGCGGGTCTGACGCGGCGGCAGTGCTGGGGCTTTCGCCTTGGGCTACGCCTGTCAATGTTTGGCTCGACAAGACTGGTCGTGCCGCGCCTAAACCTGAAACGCCTCAGATGAAGTACGGCACATACTTCGAGGATTATGTTGCCAAGCTCTATTCCGAGGAGACGGGACGTGCCGTCCAGAGGTTCAACAAGATGCTCCACAAGGGGTATTTACTTGGCAACATCGACAGGCTGGTTGTTCCCGAAGGCGGCAAGGTCGCGTCCCATCAAGGCGAGATACGCACCGACACCCTCCTTGAGTGCAAGACCTCGGGAATGGACTGGAACGGCGAAGTGCCAACCTACTACTACACGCAGGTGATGCACTATCTCGGGCTCGACGACAATCTCAAGCACGCCGATGTCGCGGTCATGTACCGCCACAACCTCAAGTTCGAGGTGTTCCATGTGGAACGCGACGACGAGGTAATCAAGGCGATGTTCGAGCGGCTCACCGACTGGTGGAACGAGTATGTGGTTGGCGACAAGATGCCCCCGCCCGTCAACGAAGCAGACTGCAAGCTCCTATGGGCTCGCTCCAACCCTGGCAAGTCGGTTACGGCTACCGAGGAGATAGAGGCCAAGGTCAAGGCGTACCTCGAAGCGGATGCCCGAGCGAAGGAGGCGAAGGCTGAGGCCGACAAGGTAAAGGGCGAGATATGCGCCTTCATGCAGGACGGCGAGGTCCTGACCGACCTCACGGGCAAGCCGATACTTACCTACAAGAGCGCCAAGGACAGCGTGAAGACAGACTGGGAGGCCGTTGCGCGGACTATGAACGCGACGGACGACCTAATAGCCAAGTTCACTAAGACTACGCCAGGGAGCCGCAGGTTCACTCCCAAGGCGAAGAAGGTAGCTTGACATGCGAAAACTCTTGCCAGTTCCAGAAGTGGGTCAGACCTTCGGACATCTAACTGTCACCGATAACGCGAAGTTCATCGGCAAGAGGAAGGCCAGCGAATGTCGTTGCTCTTGTGGCAGGACGAAAACCGTGCGGAACGAACACCTCGTCAAAGGGCTGATACTTTCGTGCGGTTGTCTTGTTCGAAAGGTCGCGGCAGACAAACACTTTAAGCACGGCGGTAAGGGTACGAGGCTTTACAGGATATGGAAAGGGATGAGGGAGCGGTGCAACAACCCAAACTCTTGTGCGAGCAAGAACTACCACTCAAAGGGAATCCGTATCGCAGAGGTATGGAATGATTTTTCTGCTTTCAGAGAGTGGGCCATATTGCACGGCTACAATGATTCCTTGACTATCGACAGGATAGACAGCAACATGGGCTACTCACCACAGAACTGTCGGTGGTGCGACAGGGCTGGGCAGTCGGAAAACCGCTCGGTGACAAAACGGGTTGTAGTAGACGGCAAGACTACGACACTTGCGTCTCTGTCTAAGAGTACCGGAATACCTTATGGGACGCTGTACGACAGGTTGTCGCATGGCAGACCACTAACAAAGAAACAAAGGAGAACACGAAAATGAGTGAAGTAGCAACTACGCCAGCTCCGCAGAACGGCGGAGGATTGATTGGCGGCTCAATCATGAGCAACAGCGCCGCAGTAGCAGTGGCGCAGACACGCGAACTCGCAGAGAGCGTCGCCGCCATCCAGATGGCGAAGATGTTTCCGCGCGACATGCTCCGAGTGCAGGAGGACGTGAAGAGGGAGTGCATGAGGCCAGACCTTGCCTTGCGTGCCGTATACGCATACTCGCGCAAGGGTGCGACCGAGCCGATTACAGGCCCTTCCATCCGCCTTGCCGAGGTCCTTGTCCGTTGTATGGGCAACTTCGACGCAGGATGGCGCGAACTCGAGCAGACCCCGGAAACCGTAAAGTGCGAGGCATACGCATGGGACAAGGAGAAGAACAGCCGCAACACCGTGACGTTCACGGTCAGCAAATTCCGCCACACTCGGAGCGGCGACTACTACCTCACTGACCCCAGGGACATCTACGAGAAATCAGCGAATGAAGCCGCTCGCCGCAAACGCGCCTGTATCCTCGCTGGAGTTCCTGGCGACATCGTGGACATGGCCGTCGAACAGTGCACGGCTACCCTCAAGGCGAACGCCGACACGTCTGCGGAAGGAATCAAGAAGCTCCTCGACGCGTTTAAGCAGTTCAATGTCGGCAAGGCGGACATAGAGAAGCGCATACAGCGCAAGATCGAGTCCATACTCCCAGCGCAGGTCGTTGACCTACGCAACGTCTACAACTCGCTCAAGGACGGCATGGGAACGAAGGAGGACTACTTCAAGGGCGATACGATAGACGCGCAGGACGGCGAGCCCAAGAAGTCCGGCGGCGACGCCCTGCGCGGGGCTCTCGGCCTCTCGGACAAGGAGAAGAAGGCAAAGCCAGCACCAGCGCCAGCCAAGGACGGCCAGGCGTCGGTCGAGTCCCTTATCTAACGGGGAACAAGTGGAGCGAGTCACCTGCGTGGAAGTGGCGAGGCGGGCGGCGGCAGTGCCGCAGAACAAAAAGGAGGATGTCACAGATGGCTGAAGATATGTCCTATCTTGTTTTCTACGACACATGGCACTTTCTCGCGGAAGGCCGCGACACTGACTCCAAGCGACTTGCGTTCTATGATGCGATAATGCGCTACGCCTTTGAAGGCATAGAGCCCGAGAAGCCAGTTCGTGGAGAGTCTCCAGGCGAGGCGTGGGCGGCGTGGGACGCGTTTGTCGTCGCGAAGGACAAGATCGACTCCCACAGGGCAAAGGCAAAGGCGGGAAAGAATGGAAAAGGCGTTTCGAGGAACATCGGAAATGCCCACCATTCAATACAGAATCAATACAGAATCAATACAGAATCAATACAGAATCAAAACACAAGTCAAAACAAAATCAATACAAAAACGGATATAAATAAAAATAAAAATAAAAATAGAAATATATTATTTAGTCTCTCTAAAGAGAGACATACCCCTTTTCTCGACGATACGTTCGAGAGATTTTGGTCCGCCTACCCCTCTGCTTGCCCCCGAAAGACAGACAAGAGGAAGTGCCGTGCCAAGTGGGAGACCATATTCAAAGACGAACAGAATCCAGAAGCGCTTTTCAAGGCAATCCTCGACGGATTGGCGAGATGGTGCAGGTGCGATACGTGGACTTCAGACAACGGAAAGTTCATCCGCGCCCCACTCGTTTGGCTCAACAACCGCAACTGGGAGGACTCGCCAGCCGCCAAGCCGCAAGACGAGGACGAGGCGAGACGCCAGCGGTACGAGCAGACCGAGAAGGCGATCAGGGAAGACCTGCGCAAGAAAGGACTGATGTAACATGACCGAAGAAGAAGTGCAGTTGCTCGCACATGGACCGCCTAACGCCGACGAGACGAAGAAGTCGGCCTTCAAGCAGATGGCAAGCGCGTTCCGCTTCGCCTACACAGCGTGGGAGTTCGCCGCCCTCGGCAAGTCCCTCGTCTCCATAGGGTCGTTTGCGTCTTACGCTCTCGAGAACATAGCCGAGGCGTGTCGAATACTCAACTGCAACGAGTTCATCCTCACCGACAAGATGCAGGGTCTGTCCGACTGGCTCGAGGCGAAGGGGCTCGTAGGCATCCGCGCCCTTGTCAGGACCGACGTGGGGCATCTAGTCGTAGAGACGAAGACAGCAGGACAGCTCGTCGGGCAGATGAGGCAGTTCAGAGAGTCTTACTTGAAACTGCTCGCGCAGAATGCCGAGCACAACGAAGAATCAAGAAGGTAAAAAACAACGAAACGAGAAAGGAAAACAGACAAGATGGAACCATACAAGTACAAGGGAGAGGTTCACTTCATATCCCCCCTCCAGACATTCCAGTCGGGCTTCGCAAAGCGGACGCTCGTCTTGAAGGAGGCAGGGGAGTCGAAGTACCCCAACTACGCCGCGTTTGAGTTCTCGCGCTCGAAGGACGGGACGCGCGACCAGACGAGGCAACTCGACAAGCTCCTCGTAGGAGAGCCAGTAGAGGTCTCTTTCTACCTCGACGCGAACGAGAGCAAGAAGAATCCAGGTTCGTGGTTCACCTCCAACAAGGGCGTGAAGGTCGAGCGCCTTGCCGTGGCGAAGGACATTGAACTCGTCAAGGACAATCCGCAACAGACCGAGGCAGAGCCCGAGCCGACGCTCGACGACATCCCGTTCTGATAAGGCAACGAAAAGGAGGACACGACAATGGAAGGCAAGGAAAAGGAAGCCGCCGACAAGCGGTACGAGATCGTCGACGGCAACAAGTACTGGTACAGGTACGAAGACGCGCGGTGCTACTCCACCGTTACAAACGGCATCCGCGTTTTGCGCTGGGTGAAGTCGCCTGGGCACTACATCACCCATTACTGCTGACGGAAAGGAGCGCAACCATGAGGAAGCACGTCTACACGGAAGAGCTCGCCCCTACCAACACGGGGTCGCTCTCGCGTCCAGCGCGTCTCAACTTGCGCCTCACCTGTTCCGACAGGGCGAGGACGCATAAGGTGCTCTCTGAGATACGGGAGCTACTGAACTTGCCGAAGGACTGGTGCTACGCCGACATATGGAGCAAGTCCGCGCTCTTCGCGCTGGAGCACCTCGTCTGGCACCTCAAGGAGTCGCCTAGCGCGATGAAGAACCTCGCGAGGGAGATGTTCAGGCCGCTCCCTACCGAGGATTATGTCCGCAACCGCTACGCCGCCCTCAAGGAGCGGTTCGAGCCGCGAAAGCCCCAGCAGGAGCGACTCGCAATCTGAATACAAACCACAAAAAAAGGAGAACACGAAATGACAAAGGAAAACCAACGCAACATCGACGCCGCTGGCAGGGAAGTACAGGAAATATTCCTCAAGTTCCTCCGCGTGTGCGCCGCAAACACCGACAACCCGATACACGTCTACTCGATGGTGATTGTGCTTGTCAACAAGATGACGAGCCTCGTCCTCAGCGTGATGAGCGAGATCGCCAACCGCGTCAACAAGGAGGCCGAAGGCAAGGAAGGAGGCGCGGAATGAACAGGACATCAATAAGCGAATCTAAAGACCGCGCGGTCTGGGAGGGCTGGTTCAAGGAGGCGCAGGAGTGCAAACTCGAGGACGGCTCGCTCCAGAAGTTCCTCGACCACCTCAAGAACGACTACCAGTTCGACTACGGCACAAGCGCGAGGGCGACGGCGGCGGCCGCATTTGCGACCGCCAACGCCTTTGCATGCTACATCGGGCTGACTGGCTTCCTGTGGAGCTGTGCGGCGATGGACATTCTCGGACGCATGCTATTCCCCGACAACAAGCTCGGGTACAGGATCGTCAACTACGACGACCTGCTCTATCCGCAGTATCAAGACCGCTTCACCGAGAACAAGATATCAGAGGAGGGAGCGGAATGTCTGAAGCAGGAGGCGCAGAAGCTCATCGACGAGGGCGGACCAGTCCATCCAGACGTGCTGGCCTGGTGGAAGAGACTGGCAGGCGGAAACATTCCGCACTGGCTACAGATCAAGAAAGGAGGTGCGGAATGACGCAGTCAGAGAAAATCAAGATGCTGGAGGCGGAGCTCAAGGCCGAGCGCCTCGAGCACGAGAAGGCGAAAGCCGAGATCAAGGAATACAAGAAGCGCGATGAAACTTGCGCGATTGTGGAACGCGGCGAAGCTGGGCACGACGGATACGGCTTCTGGCAGGCTTTCCTCGTGCGTTCATTCAAAGCTCCATACGGAACTGGAGCATTCGGCTTCGAGGCATTCCACAAGGCCCTCACCCAGTTCCTCAACAAGTGGAACGAGGCGGCCCGGGAAGCGTGCGTGGAAAACGAATTCAAGAAGCCGAAGAAGAAAGGAGAAAAGAAATGACTGGTAAACAAAAAATCCTTGTCGTTCAAAATGGAAAATCAGCTATCCGCCTTGTGATTGATTGGGACACTCACACGTCGTATTTCGAGGTGTCGGATGGTGTAACACGCAAAGAGTGCTACACAATATATGATGCAGAGTGGGAGTGTGACAAAATCGAACATCCAGATGTAAGCGAGGCGGCGAAATGAAGGAGAGCATCGACATTGAAGTAGAGCCGCGGAGGCGAACGGCGATCGAGCGACTGTGCGGCCAGATCATGAGCCCGATGCCGCCGGACCCGATGGTCAAGTACCTTGCGCCGCTGAACCGCGACGAGAGACGCGACCTCTGCGACTGCATAACGCACGCGGCGATGCTGGACGTGCATGCGGTCCGCCAGGAGACGCAGGATGACATATCCTCACTGGCGGAGTCGGTCGCACGCCTCACGCGGATGCTGGAAGAGGCGACAAGGCCAGTCGAGCTGATGACCAATCCGCCCCAGATCAACATCGACCACATCCCGCAAGCCGTGCCGGTCGGCAAGGAGGAGAAATGAGCGGCGGTAGCATGGACTACATCAGCTACAAGATTGAAGAGGCGGCTGACAGGATGAAGACCGAGATTCAATACATCGAGGACGATGTGAAGGAGAATGGCCTGCGGAACTTTGAGCCGCTACCAATCTACGCCGAGAAGTACGACGTGCCGGAGCTCAAGAGCGCCGAGGCACTCTACAAGGCGGTGATGGAGAAACTGCGCGAGGGCGAGCGGTATCTGCGGCTCGCCGCCATATACTCGCACAGGGCAGAGTGGCTGTTCAGCAGTGACGACGGCTACGACAGCTTCTTCGTCCGTCTCGTCGGTGACTTGAAAAAGGGGGTGTCGGAATGAGAGTCCCGTTATTCAAGAGACACAAGACAATCCGTCATGTGGCTGACGAAGGGGGCTTTGTTCAGTTCCTCAACTACTTTCACGGAAGGTGTATCTGGGTTGTCAGAGCATACGCCAAGTTCCATGACGCCTGCAAGGGTTGTGCTATGTCAAGGCGTTACTATTGCGGTTACTACTGTAGAGAGAACCCATTTATTGAAGTTCTCCCCGAAACTAAACGACTCCACTGCAAGCGCGTCGATGAAGGAGATGTCCTCATAGGCGAAAGCGGCCAGAGGTATATCGTTAAGAGAGACGGGTATTCACTTTACGCAAAGAAAGAAAACGAAAAGGAGGTCAGTGTATGAAGGCAAGAGTCTGGACGGCTCGGCACATGAACGGAGAGTATCTGTGCGAGGGAAATCCCAACCCGCATTTGTCGTACCATCTCAGCTACCCGTACGACTGCGAGTATCTCCGACATGAAAAATGGCTAATGTGCAGAACAAAGTGGGAGATAGAAGAGCATATCCGCAAGTGGCACAAAGAGGCGCGTGCCTGCCAGTCGGAACACCCGAAGAACTACCTCTTCGAGCGCAAACACTGGTACTGCCGTCCTGTCAAGATAGTTGTGACTTGGGAACGCGAGAGCGAGGTGAAAAAATGCAGATAACATTCAACATCACCTCGACCTCCAACATGAACGGCAACAAGTCCGTGCACATCAGCGTCGAGAATCTCATCGCTGAGTCTGCGGACATGGGCTTTGTGAAGGGGCTCACCGAGACCGTCGAGAAGTTCGCAAACGACTACGGGAAAGGAGAGGAGAAATGACAATCCTCGAAGCGATGGAGACGATGCACTCTCTCGTCGACGGAGCGCACTTCTGCTCCCAGCCGTATAGGTGCGAGGCAAAGGCCAACGCCAACGACCGCTCCTGCCACAAGTGTCCGTGGCCCGAGCACTGCGACGGGCGGCTCGCCGTAGTCGCCTACAACACGATAGCCAAGGCCCTCGACACGGCAAGCAACGACTGTCTCGAACGCATTACACTGCGCGAGGACTGCGAAATGGTCGATTGACGGCGGCGGCTGATTTCAGAACCAACAAAAGGAGAACACCGAAATGAAAAAGAGAGCCGCAAACGCAAAGAGGCCAGTCCTCAATGTCAAGAAGCCCGTCAAGGGCGCAGTCAACAACGGAAAGCGGGGCGCAAAGTGAAGCGCCTCGCCACCCGTACTAACCAAGCCGCCACGGTCGCCAAGAACGGCTCCAACATCCGCCGCGCCAAGCGCAAAGGCGTAAGAGCCGCAGGGAGGGCCGTGAAGTGATTAAGCGGAAGAAGGCCGCGCCGAAGAAGCGGACCGCCGTCCCGAAGGCCGACTACGCCAAGCAGATAGTCACCGCCTACAAGACGGGTTGCCTCAAGGCGGCGGAGAATCTCCAGCAGGCACTGAACGAGTTCGACGCGGCTTATACCAACGGCGCGAAGATAGCGCAGGACCTACCCGACGGCTTCACGGCAAAGTATCTCGAGATAGTGGGCGTGAAGATCGCCCTTCGGCTCTTCATAGCGCAGTGCCGCCAACCACTGTGAACCTCGAACCGACCACGGCCATGTGGCTTGCAAGTTCCGAGGCGAGCGTCCTCCCGAACGCCGCGAACTCGCCCTTCCCGACTTCCTCGTACTTGCAGAAATGACGCACGAACCAGACGAAGTCCTTGTAGACGACCTCCGCGAACTCGCTTGCCACCGCCGTGACGAGAGTCCACTCGGAAGGCATTGCGACGATGCCGTCGGAGAGCTTGATGGCGCAGACGGACCTCATTCCGTCGAACCTCTGGAAAATGCTGATGCAGTCCTTCATGCCGACATTATACCACAAAAGGAGAACACGAACATGGAACCAATACTACTAAACCCGACCAACTCCGTGAAAGTGGTCTTGCCCTGCAACCCTGCGTACCTTTCTACGGCCCAGCAGAAGAGGATTTCCTTCAAGACGCGCCGCGTATTCACGAACAAGCGCGTTGCCGCTGGAATGAAGACAGTTCGCCTCCTCGCGCAACAACACACATCGCGGGTGGTAGCCGCCGTCCCCCACGGGACGCCAGCCCTTCTTCTCGCCGTGTTCTACTATGCCTACCCGAAGGGAACGCCAAAGAAAGACCTCATAGACGATGCACCAATGCCAAGCGGCGCTGACAACGACAACAGGATGAAGGCACCGCAGGATGCGCTCGTAGAGGCTGGTTGGTTCGCCAACGACAAGCACATAACTACGACAGTCATTACCAAGAGGCGTACGACTGGCAACCCGAGGATAGTGTTCCTCGTTGTGAAGGACACAGTTAACTTTGCAGGAATCGGGTAGAACGCCCTCGTCGCCCTAAGAAAATTTTTTCAAACACCCTGTTGACACGCTTCAATCTTTCGTGGTACAATCCCGCCGAGTCGAGGTGGGGGTACATATGTATCCCCACCAGGCGAAAAGGAGAACACGAAGGCCCAAGCGATGTCAGCGCAGAAAACCATAGCACCGTCGCCAAAGCGCGAATGCCACAAGTGCCCGCTAAACGGCAAGGGCAACGACTACTGCTGGAAAACATGCCTCGGCCCCGCCGAGAACAGCAACAAGGGCGTAAGCAAGGTCACCCTCGGCGCAATGCCAGCAGAGGACGAGTACCTCGAAAACAACGCACTAGGCGAACGCGGCTCGTCTAAGTTCCAGTACCCCGAAGCCCGTCACGACATAGAGCGCGACGAGGGAACCGCCAATCTCGACTTCGACGTGGAGCGCGGACTCGTCAAGGTGCTCGCCACCTTCATGTCCCTCTCGGACGTACAGCTCTGCATCTTCCGACACATCTACAACGGCGAGAACATCGCCTCCGTAGGCAGAACCCTCTACAAGCCCATCTCCAAGCAGGCCGTCTCCAAGCACCTCTACTCCATGTGCGACTCCGACCCGATCATCTCCAAGGTCCTCAAGTCGCTGGTACGGCTCGACGGAACAGGCGGCACGCGCAGATCGCGCAATGGCGAAAGGCGGTTCGCAAGACAGGTCCCGAAGAAGGCGCTCCAGCTCGACTTCGACCTCTTTGACGAAGCCGTCGTTGCCGAAAGCGGTAATGCTCGTACCAACGTGACGCGCCCACGCGAGGGTCAAAAGTGTACACCCACCCGCCGCGCGTTGTCAAGATAAATCTGAAAAAAAGCTAAAAACCATGAACGAAGGAAATCTCATTCCATTCAGCCAGCGAAGCAAGGACGAGGCAAGAGAAATGGGCACTCGCGGGGGTGTCGCCTCGGGCAAGGTTCGCAGGTTTCGAAAGACCCTGCGCGAATCGTTAAAAAACGCCCTCGGTTGCGAAATTCCGAAGGAGAGTCCGATATACCAGAGGACGCTGGCGCAGATGAAGGCGTTTGGGATAGACGGCGAGCCGACGGTGCAGGACATACCCGTCCTCGGGATGATTATGAAGGCCGCGAAGAACCCGCTTGCGTTTGCAGTAGTGCGCGACACCATAGGCGAACAGCCCGTCCAGCAGTTTGAGGACCTCACGCCGGAATCTCCGATAGTCCTCGGGCTGGTTCCCGCCGACAAGGTCGAGAAGGCGAAAGCCGAGCACGAGGCGCGACAGCTTGAAAGCGACAAGAAGTAAACACATTGTCAAACCAAAAGGAGAACGCCGCCATGAGCGAAGAAACCGCAAACCCCGAAACCGAGCCGCAGGAAGTCCTGCCGTCCTCGGAAGACCCTACCTCCACGATTGCCGACAGGCTGGACTCGATACCAGTCGATAAGCTCACCGACGAGCAGATTGCGGAACTGGAGAAGCTGACACAGGAAATCGTCTACGTCGAGATAGACGACATCAAGCCGTCCCCCAACAGGGCGAGGAAGAACGACGATGCCGTTCCGAAGGTCGCGTCCTCCATTCGCCAGTGCGGGTTCCGCTCGCCCATCTATGTCGACGGCGCGACCAACGAAATCGTCATCGGACACACTCGGTGGGCGGCGGCGAAGAAACTCGGGCTCCACCGCGTACCCGTGGTTTTCATCTTCGACCTCTCCCCTTCCAAGATAAAGCTCCTGCGCCTTGCGGACAACAAGGTGGCGGAATTCTCCGCGTGGGACTTCTCGGAACTGAACAAGGAACTCCAGGAACTCCGCGTGGAACTGCCCGAAATCGACTTCGACGACCTCGGCTTCGCGGACGAGCCGCCGATCGACTGGGAGAAGGAGCGTGAAATCTCCGACGAAAACTACGAAGAGCCCACGGAGAACACCTTGACCTGCCCCAAGTGCGGGTATGTCGGGCAAAAGAAGTTCTTTGAAAAGAACGAGGCCGCCGCCTCAGAAGGAACGGAGGGGTAACGTGCACATCTTCCTCTCGGCAATAGAGGGGGCGCGTTCCCCGAAGTCGGACGGATACAAGTTCGTCTCCGACCTAATCATCGAGCGGGGCGTGAGGATGAAGTTCAACCTCATGTCCTACTTCGCCATCGACAAGGACAGGGCGCGCTACGAAAACGCCTTCAAGATACGCGACAACACCGACGAGATAATGATTGACTCGGGAGCCCATTCCTTCCAAAAGGGCAAGAAGGTGTCGTGGGACGAATACACCGAAAGGTACGCCGACTTCATACGCAAGTTCGACAAGCCGAATGTAATCGGGTACTTCGAGATGGATGTCGACAAGGTGCTGGGGCTTCCAAAGGTCACGGAGCTACGCCACAGGCTGGAGCGCGTCACCGACAAGATAATCCCCGTATGGCACCGTGGGCGGGGAATTGCGGACTACAAGGCGATGTGCGAAAGCCACAGAGGGCGAGTGGTCGCCATAACTGGGTTCGCCAACGAGGACATCAAGGACAGCCAGTACATGATGTTCGTCGCCTACGCCAAGAAGTGCGGTTGCCGCATCCACTGCCTCGGCATGACGAGAAAGGCGGTGCTCGACAAGGTGCCGTTCGACTACACCGACTCGAGCACCTGGCTCCAGCGCGCCCTCTACGGCATGACCCTCAACAACCAGAAGCTCCGCGCCACGCGCGATTTCTGCAAGGCCCACAGGGGCGTTGTCTACGTCGAATCCTACCTAAACGCAATGAAAGAACAAAAATACTACGAAGAGAAATGGAGTAAAGAACATGAGAGATGCCAATGACCTCGGGAGCGTCACGCTCCTCGGAAACCAGAACACCAAGTACGCCTACCAGTACGACCCCGCCGTGCTCGAGACGTTCAAGAACAAGCACCCCGAAGGCGACTATGTGGTGACGTTCTTCTGTCCCGAGTTCACCTCCCTGTGCCCCAAGACGGGCCAGCCCGACTTCGCCAAGATACTCATTCGCTACATACCGCGAGAGGACATGGTGGAGTCGAAGTCGCTCAAGCTGTACCTGTTCTCTTTCCGCAACCACGGCGACTTCCACGAGGACTGCGTCAACATCATCATGAAGGACCTCAAGAATCTGATGAACCCGAAGTACATCGAGGTCACGGGGCTCTTCATGCCTCGCGGCGGAATCGCGATTCATCCTTTCGCCAACTACGGCGCGGAGGGATACGAGGAGCTGGCGAGCCGCCGTCGCGCAGAGGTGATGGCGAAGGACTGGAACATGTATCCGGCAGGGGAGTAGGAAAATGGCGGGAAAGATAGACTACTCGCGGATAGAGCCGCGCGACAGGCACGAAGTGCTCGAGGACCTCGATACGATAGGCGGAACCTCGCCCGACGACATCGCGGACCTCCGCACCATAAAGCCCTACGCGGAGAAGTTCGGGGTGCTTGCGGAGTTCAACGAACACTGCATACGCCTCGGCGTGAGGGTCTAGAAACTAACCCCCTACCCTTCCACGCGGTTCGCTCCCCACAGCAGGAAGTCGAGCTTCTTCATGTCGGAGAAAGACGCATAGGCGGGAAACGCCTCGTCGAATACGCGTATTTCGCGCTTCACGTCCTCACGGGCGAGGAGCGCGTTTGCCTTCTCCACCAATTCCGCGTATGCGGCGACAGCGGCCTTCTCGCGCCCTTGCGATGTGGCAGGCGGTATTTCGGGAAGGTCGAGGTTTATGCGGACGTACTTGTCCCATATCGGCATTTCAGTCCGTATGGTGGCAAGCATCTTGCTGGCAAAGGAAATCTCCACGCGCCCGTCTGAAATCTCGGCAACCTCGCCAAGCACCCTCTCGAAGCCAAGATTCTCGACAAGCCGAAGTCTCTGGAACAGGCGGTAGAATGCGTCGAGCCATTCGCGCGAACGCCTCACTCGGTAGAAGTAGGTGAACCGCCGCTGGAATGGCTCGTCTTTCGAGACATCAGCCGCGCGGTATCTCTCCATGATGAACTTGTAGTCCTCGAAGCCGCACATCCGCGTCGCCGCGTCGAGAATGAACGCCTTTGCGTCTATGGCTACCATCGTGTCCTCCCTGCTCTGCGGAGATTATACCAAAATGAGCGAGTTGACGTAAACGGCGTATTTTGTGAAAAGGAGAACACACTAACATGAAAATCCGCAAAACCAAGCAGTCCGCCCTCGTCGTATGCTCTGGCGGGGTCGATTCCGTCACCGCGCTCTACTGGGCGCAGAGGCGCTATACGCGCGTCGAAGCAGTCACCTTCGACTATGGCTCCAATCACAACAAACGCGAGAGAGCGGGTCTACGCCAGGTCTGCGCCGACGCTGGAGTCAAGTTGACTGTCGTGAAGATTCCTCTCGGCAGATACTTCAAGTCCTCGCTCCTCTCTGGAGCGGATGCAATCCCCGAAGGGCACTACGCGGCAAGCAACATGAAGTCGACTGTCGTTCCTTTCCGCAACGGCATTATGCTTGCGTTTGCGGCTGGGCTCGCGGAGAGCGAGGGCCTCGACGCAATTGTCCTCGGCAACCACGCAGGCGACCACACAATCTATCCCGACTGCCGCCGCGATTTCATCGAGGGAATGGCAGAGGCAGTCTCGGCTGGGACATGGAAGCATATCGAGGTCGTTTCGCCCTTCTGCGACATCACCAAGGCCGACATCGTGAGGCTGGGCGCGACGCTCGGCGTTCCCTACGGCAAGACCTATTCCTGCTACAAGGGGCGCAAGCACCACTGCGGCAAGTGCGGAACCTGCGTCGAGCGCAAGGAGGCGTTCGCGCTTGCTGGAGTCACCGACCCGACTGTCTACGAATGTTGACAAGGACGGCAGAAGGCAGAAAAAGACTCAATACAAAGGAGAACACATCATGTACTACGTCACGAAAAGGATGGAGATTGCGGGAGCGCACAAGCTGACGCTCCCCTACGAGTCGAAGTGCCAGAACCTCCACGGCCACGGCTGGATTGTGGTTGTGAAGTGCCGCTCCGAAAAACTCAACGAAGCGGGAATGGTCTGCGACTTCACGCACATCAAGAAGGCGATCCACGACAAGCTCGACCACCAGTGCCTCAACGACATTCTCCCCTTCAACCCGACTGCGGAGAACATCGCCAAGTGGATATGCGACCAGATACCCAACTGCTACAAGGTGTCGGTGCAGGAAAGCGAAGGGAACGTGGCGACCTACACGAAAGATAAGGAGTGAAGATATGAGGAGCAATAACCCAGTTGTTAGAAATGCTATCAATGCAAATGTCTCAACCAATAGTTCTGGATACTATCGTGGCGACACCTTCATTTCTCCGCCTGCAAAAAAACCTTATAAAGAGATATCGCCAAGATATAGAAAGGGAATGGTTCTTGCAAGAATAACCGAGACCAATAAGTGGATAGGAAAAGTCGATGATATCCAAAAGGACAATGAAGGAAACCCTTGGTATAGACTTGTACCTGTTCGAGAAATAGGCGACGAATCCATTAAACATAAGATGTGGGTCGCACAGGCACCATCGAATTGGCTGTATGAAGTAGATGTAGAACGGCTAAAAAGAAAACAGAGAGCTTTAGATCAATTTCCTAAAGATGTTAGGAAGTTTGATGCAGAGATAAAAAGCTCGTTTGGTCGTTCTGCTGGAGTAAATAAGATACTTGATGGTTGGTTGCAGTTTGTTGGCGAGGCCAAAGACTTTGGCGCAATAGCACGAAAAGCAGAATCGCTCATCAAGACATCACCATTGCCATATCGCCTGCATGCCAAGGTAGCAGACGAGCAAGGAACGTTAATTACCTACATGGTAGAGCATAGTAAACTATGAGCACAACTAAGAAGTACCGCGTCAACGAGATTTTCTACTCCATACAGGCAGAGGGCTGTAATGCTGGCCGCCCTGCCGTGTTCGTGCGCTTCGCGGGGTGCAACTTGAAGTGCCCCTTCTGCGACACCGACCACGAACCCTTCACGGAGATGACGCAGGCTGAAATCGAAGCCGAGGTGAACCGCCTCGACCCGACCCCTCAGACGGAGAGGCAGGCGATAGTCGTCTTTACAGGCGGCGAGCCGACCCTCCAGCTCGACGACGCAGACCCGAACGGAATGTGCTGGGGCCGCTATCGTTGCATGGAGACGAACGGCATACTGCCTCCTCCGCGCTGGATGGAGCATACGACGATCTCCCCCAAGACGAAGCTGACCGAGGAGCAGTGGCGGCTCGGAGACGAGCTGAAGTTCCTCTACGGCTGGTTCGACGACGAGTATCTCGTCGAGATCGGCAAGCGGGCCGAGTTCTTCGGCATCCAGTGCTATATACAGCCGACTGCCGACAAGGACGGGAAGTTCGACGCGATACCCGCGATAGAGTTTGCGAAGGCGCACCCGTGGTGGCGGCTCTCGCTCCAGTTCCACAAGATTATCAACATACGGTAAGGAAAGAACCACTCCTATGAAAATCATCGACCATTTGGAATACAGCGACGACATCAAGAAGCTCGAGGCCGCCGTCAAGGACCTCGACTTCGATACTGTCTACGGCATACCGCGCGGAGGGCAGTACCCAGCCGCGATGCTCGCACAGGACATGGGCAAGAAGCTCATCTTCAACCCATTCGACATCGACTGTCAGACTCTGATCGTGGACGACCTCTGCGACTCGGGCGCGACTATCGAGAAGTTCCACAAGGACCACCCCTACTCGAAGTTCGCCGTCGTGTACCTCAAGGAAGGCGGTCGCAAGTTTGAATGGCTCTACTTCGGGAGCTTCTTCGGAAAGACCGCCGACAGCAACTGGATCGTGTTCCCCGACGAACACGACGGAGGCATAGAGGAAAACGCGAAGCGCATCCTCCAGTACATAGGCGAGGATGTCACCCGCGAAGGGCTCATCGAGACCCCGAAGCGTATGCGCCGCGCGTGGGACGAGATATTCTCTGGCTACAAGACCGACCCGCACGACCTCGTCAAGACCTTTGTGCAGGGCACTTGCAAGGAGATGGTGATTCTCAAGAACGCAGAGTTCTACTCGACCTGCGAGCACCACTTCTTCCCCTTCTTCGGTCACTGCTCGATTGGCTACCTTCCCAACAAGAAGGTCATCGGCGTGTCGAAGCTCGCGCGCCTCCTCGACTGCTACTCCAAGCGGATGCAGATTCAGGAGCGCATGACGACGCAGATTGCCGACTTCCTCGAACAGGAGCTAGAGGCGAAAGGCGTGTACGTCGTGTGCGAAGGAGTCCACTTCTGCATGACCTCGCGCGGAGTGAAGAAGCAGGACGCGTCGATGGTGACGAGCGCCATCCGTGGTGCCTTCTGCGACGACTACGCTCTCCGCGCGGAATTCCTCTCGCTCATAGGCAAGCGGTAGAAAATATTTTTTCACGCCTTCGTCGTGAGCGACCGTGAAAACGGAAAAAGACCCTTGAAAAAAGGGGAGAATTGCCAGTGGAGACATTGGCAATTTTTATTTTTGTAGACCCCTTTATTTTTTCAAGAGAATATCTTATAATAATGCGCGGGTGGGGGCACACTTTACACCCCACCTCAAAAGAAAAGGAGAACACGACAATGAACACGACACGACTGCGCGAGTTCGGCGGTGCCATTCTCGACACCGCTGGGTTCCTCATGCTAATCGGGGCGATCTTCGCCCTCGTATGCTACGCCGCTCCAAACCAGCTCTCTGCCGAAGCTGACATGACGGCGCAGACAATCAAGGACAACGAGGAGCACGAAGCCTCGAAGCTCACGACGGAGGGTCTCGCCTTCGTCGGCGCGAAGATGAAGGAGGAGGGGAACAAGGTATTCATCACCCTTGCATTCGAGAGAAAGGAGGGCGAGGAATGAGCGATCTCATCGGGTTCAAGTGCGATGTCTGCGGCAAGCAGATAGTCACAGGCCGTCGTATGACTGGAAACAAGGCGCAAGACCTTCACGGTGAAGTAAAGAAATATCAGTACCGATTCGACTTGTGCGACGATTGCTTCAACCGCATACAGTCCGAGTGCAAGAAGGGAGCGCAGAACGATGCAAGGTGACATCCCCTGCCAGCGTCCGTGCCGCAACATTCTGTGCCGCTACTGCGCGTTCGGGATGTGCGTGGACAACGCCGTCTGCGATAAGCAGATGGACGAAAACGGAAACTTCATTCACAAGGAGGACGAGCATTGATAGACCCGAATACGAAGGCGAGGTGGCTCAAGAGCCTTTACCACCGCGAGCGAGAGGTTGTCCGTGAGCCCGTCCAAGTCATAGTACGCATCAACAAGTGCTACAAGGACGAGCTCAAGCGGATTTCCGAACTGAAGAGGATAAGTTTCTCTGGGGTCGTCCGCGAGGCGATATACGAATATCTGAACAAGGCAGGTCAGTTAAAGCACAAGGAGGAAACGAAATGAGCGAGAACAAGAACTTGACCCGCGAGGAGATACCGTTCCGCGCCTACACATTCTGCGGCGTGGAGTGCATCGACACGCGGTCGCCTCGCCACCACGGCTGGGGCGGGAAGTCGCAGAAGAAGATTCGCCGCGAGAGGCGGCAGAGGGGAGGAAAGAAATGAGCGAACACGAGACAATCGCGGACATCATCGCGGAGATGCGAGACCTTGCCGAAAACCGTGATTGGCACAACCACACGGGCCAAAGCAATCGAGAGCGCGTGTCAGACCTTGCCGACCGCCTCGAAGCGGCGCACAAGCGCGAGCGCGAAAGTGCCGACGCAAAGATTGCGGACTTGCAGTCCCGCGTGAAGCTGTGGACAGACCGTGCTGACGAACTGCGCAAGAAGTGTGACGAGTTCTACGCGAAGTCGAAAGCGGCAGGCGACTGCGCGAAACTGCGCGAGGCGCTGAAGCAGGTAAATGAACTGAACGACCTGTGGTTCGACACATTCACACTCCCGGATGGTGCGACAAGCATCCATGACGAGATAGAGGACGTCATTAGCGCCGCCCTCGCCGCGCCACCTCGAAACTGCGACGTGTATACCGCAGACGAACTAAAGGTCATATTCAATAGTGAATTGGTCTCGGAACTTCCGATAGCGAACGAGCACGAAAAGAACCTTATCACGATTACGGCGATGAGGATGATTGACACGCTGTTCGCAACCACGAAGGAAGGAG